AGGGGATTGGTCAAATGGTATGATAGGGGTCTCCAAAACCTTTGGTGGGAGTTCGATTCTCTCATCCCCTGCTATTTTTTCAAGGAGAAGAAACACTGCAAACCCGCATAAACACTGAATGAAAGGAGATTTTTTGAACATCGTCTTTTTGCAGAAAAATAAAGAGGTAATCAAGAAAGTAATCATAGAAGTCTTGCAAACGCCGTAATGGCGTTATTTTTTTGCTTATTTTTGGCGGATAACTGTCGGAAACATGACGGTTAGTCCGTCTTTTTTTATGTCAAAATATAATCAGAAAGAGAGGTAGTGCGAATGTTTTCTGATGAAGTTAGAGAAAAAATCTTGAGCAAAGAAGAATTGCAGAAACTTGACTTAGTGACATTATCTCTTGTTATCCACGCAATCGAAGAAGTCTTGGAGGAGGTAGAAGATGATAAACAATCCTTATCAGACAACACCTATGATGAATAATAATTATATGCCTATGCAGAATCCATATGCGGATAGAATGAACTTTTTGCAAAATTATCAGCAGAGCTTACAACAGCCAGTGGCAGGGACACAAATGTCCTTAGCAAATCAACAACCTATGCCACAGCAGATAGCAGGCATTAACGGAAGAATAGTACAGGCGGTTGAAAATATTAATGCAAATGAAGTGCCTATGGATGGCTCAATGGCATTTTTCCCGAAGCAGGATATGTCGAAGATTTATGTCAAGGGTTGGAATGCTGACGGAACAATTAGAACGATTGTGTATAAGCCTTATACAGACCCTAAAGATAATCAGACAGTAAATTCTATGGCTAATGCAGAAAACGCTAAATTTACCCTATCAGACGAAAGCACACAGCTATTCTTAAATAAGTTTGAAGAGTTATCAGAGAAAATAGGACAGTTGGAAGATAGATTTGATAAATCTTTAGGAACACAAAGAAAAACTTCAAGAACTCAAAGCAAAGGCGGTGATGAAGAATGAACCCAATTAACATTTTTCAGATGATGAAAGCTGGTCCGCAACAGTTTATACAGCAGATGATGGGGAATAATCGGATTATGAGCAATCCTATCATGAAGAATGCTTTAGGAATGGTACAAAGCGGAAATATGAAAGGCGTAGAAGAATTAGCAAGAAATTTATGCAAAGAAAAAGGTATACAAGCAGATGATTTTGTATCGCAAATAAAACAAAATATAAGACTTTAAAGGGAACTATATAAGTTCCCAATAAAAGCCTTTATACATTATATCCTTATTTGCGTATTTATTAAATGTTTGGGCACATATTTTCTCTTCTTTTTCAGCTTCTCTCATAGAGTGGTAAGTTTTTATTAAAATATGATTTTTGTCGTATTTTTTAATAATTTTTGCCTGCTTATATTCGGGCAATTTAACTTTTCGAGAAAAAGACCAAAGAAAACCGCCAGCACTTCTTGAAGCTCCATTGCAACAATTTACGATGGAAGTTGAAGAAATATTGGTTATTCTGCTGGCTACATTTACTCCATAGAAAGTATTTAAAAAATTTCCGTCAAGGTCAAATTGAAATACTTGCTTTGATTTAGCCAAAGATATTCGATATCCTAGTGTACCATAACTCATATTGTACTCGTTGGTACACCATTCCAAATTATCAGAATGGTTATTGCTTGGATTTTCGTCTTTGTGGTTTACATATGGATAATTGTTTGGGTTTGGGATAAATGCTTCAGCAACTAATCTATGAACAAAAAATGACTTACTTGTATTATTTTTCCTTAAGGTAACTTTTTTATATCCTTTTGGATATGTATTTAGGGAGAGTATTCTTGATTTTAATGGCAGATTACCTGTTTCATTATTTTTCCTTTCAACTATTCTTTCCATGGATTTTACATTTCCCAAGTTGCTGACTTGATAATAGCCCTCATAGCCCGAAATATCTTTCCAAATTTCTTGCATAAAAATAACACCTGTCCTTTCAGTGTGAGATGTCCTATACCAGCTAATGTACGGAAACTGTTAGGACAAACAGCTTATCGGGAGCTACCCTATCCGTACAAATATATTATAACACATTTTAATTAACTTTGATACTAATTCTTGCAAGATTAAGTATATAAAATTTTAATAACGGAGGTAAAAATTATGTTTAACTCAAATTGTGCCAGCGTACCATTAGTCGCAAACATTGACGGCAACGGCAATAACGGCGGATGGGCTGACGGCGGATGGCTTTGGATAATCGTTGTATTTGCATTACTCTTTGGATGGGGCAATGGCGGATTTGGCGGTTTTGGTGGCAACAATGGCGGTGGCTATGTTGCAACAGCTGCTACACAGGCTGATATTCAGAGAGGATTTGACAATTCCGCAGTTATCAGCAAGTTAGATGGCATTTCTAACGGACTTTGTGACGGCTTCTATGCTATGAACAACAGTATGCTTACTGGTTTTAATGGTATTAACACAAATATCATGCAGACTGGTTATGGCATCCAGCAGGCTATTAACGCTGATACAGTCGCTAATATGCAGAATACAAACGCTTTACAGGCACAGCTTGCTAACTGCTGCTGCGAGACGAGAGAAGCCATTCAGGGCATAAACTACAACATGGCAACTAACACTTGTGCTTTGCAGAATACCATGAATAGCAACACAAGAGACATTATTGATAGCCAGAATGCAGGTACTAGAGCAATTCTTGACTACTTATGCCAGGATAAGATAGCAACACTTACAGCAGAGAACAACGATTTACGCAGAGCCGCTTCACAGGATCGTCAGAGCGCACTACTTACAACTCAGATGGCAGCTCAGACACAGCAGATTATCAATGCGGTAAATCCGTCCGCTATTCCGGCATATGTCGTACCTAACCCAAATGCTTATGCATATGGTTGCGGTTGCAATACAGGTTGCGGATGCTAAAACTTAATAATTGAGTATCTTAATCGAGTTAAACTCGATTATGTCTGCTAAGCAGTATTACTTATAATCAAAGGGCAGACTATAATGTTTGCCCTTATTTTTATGAAAGAGAGGTAAAAATAATGGAAATAACAGGAATTGCGTTACAAACAGTTGCCGCCGGAGAAGATGTTGCATTTACAGAAACACCGGTATGCGGTAGCAAATGTATAGTCCACAGACAGGGAAGTGGAATTATCAAGCTAAGAGGTATCACCAATCAGTGCAAGGCTAGATTTTTGGTATCGTATTCCGGCAACATTCAGATACCTACAGGCGGTACAGTAGAAGCTATTTCGCTTGCTATTGCAGTAGATGGAGAGCCTTTGCAGTCAACACGAATGGTTGTAACACCGGCCGCAGTTGAGAATTTCTTTAATGTATCAGCACAGGCATATATTGATGTACCTTGCGGTTGTTGCAGTACCGTAGCCGTGCAGAATACATCAGCACAGGCTATTGAAGTTCAGAATAGTAATATGATTGCAGTAAGGGAGGCTTGATATTATGCATAAATGGGCTAAACAGATTATGGAATGTGTCAAGGCTAAAGTTGACGGCATTGGAATTGACAATTTTGAAGGACAGAACCTTGACGATTTAAAGGACTTTACAGAAATAGCGAAGAACATAGCTTGTTTTGACAAAGATTACAGAATTGTTGAAGCTATGGAAAAGTCAGAAGATAACGAAGACATTATGCGTATGCTTGAACAGTACGAAGATTATCCAGACAGAAGATATTATGACCACTACCGCTATGCAAATGGCAGATTTGCACCGAAAGGCAAGGGAACATACCGCAGAGGATATGAAGAGCCGCCATATTACCATATGTACCCAGAAGCAGAGCATATGAGGGATATGGATAGGGATTATGGCAAGATGTACTATACAGAGCCAATGTCTGAAAGTAATTACGACAGAGCAAAGAGAAACTACACAGAAACTAAGGAAATGCACAAGAATAACACGCCAGAAGATAAGGAACACAAGATGAAGTCACTTGACAGCTACACTAAGGAGCTTGCAAGCGATATTACAGGTATGGTGGCTGATATGTCGGCAGAAGAGAAGAACTTGCTTAGAACAAAGTTAAGTACTCTTGTGTCTAAGATATGATTTTAAGGGCTATGAGTAGCAATATTCATAGCCTGTTTTATTCAGAAAGGAGCATACAGATGATTTTTAATATTAATGGCACAATGTGGCGAGTACAATATGAAAATTCAAATTCGGGTGAATTAAAGCGGTCAGACAATGTTTCTGTGCTAGGTGTAACAGATAGAAATACACACACAATTTATCTGTCAAATGCCTTGCATGGATTCATGCAACGCAAAGTGTTGATACACGAAGTATGCCATGCAATCTGTATGTCCTATGATGTGTATTTACCTATCAAACAGGAAGAAGTACTCTGTGATTTTGTAGCAACATACGGAGATGAAGTATTTGACATTGTTGATATGGTTTTAGGAGCAGTTAGGAGAGTGGGATAATGAGTATTGATGAACTGTTAGAGATAATCCAGAGAACCAATCCGACTATGACAAGAGAGTTACTGATATATGAACTTAGTCAATGCCAGTATTCGAGTAAGGCATTGATACATACTGAAGAATGTTGCCAAAAAATTTCGAGGTAAAATTTTCTTATACCGGGTGGGTATGCTATTTCAGATTCAGAAAATCGTTTCTAAAAATTTTCAAAATTTGGTTCAGATTTCTTTTAAATCCTATTTAAAAAAAATAGAAAAATTCTCACAGAAAATATGGGTGAAATTTCAAAATACCCCCCTACCTTCCCATCTGCAAATCCGAAAATCCGTGAAAATTTTTTCTCAAAATCCGGTTCAGATTTTGTTCAAGTTTCCCTTGAAAAATCGATGGGAAACTTTAGAACTTTAACAAGCTAAAGTGCGTGTCTGATTCTGTGCGGCTGTAAGTGTGCCTTACAATTTCGGTGCCGTGGCTTTGCGATTTGACCTGTACGGCGGTTTTATTGCGTTGGCGTAGACTTATAAGCCTATAAAATAAAACAGCCTTAAAACACTTTTAATAGTGTTATGCAAAATGGGCATAATATGCCTGTTGAGTTGTTGAAAGCTGTCGCCAGCCCTGAAAGATACCAGAATGCACGCCGCCCCGACTGGGTACACTTGTACACCTAAAAAGGCACAAAAAGCCTTATATATAAGCATAGCATTATTATATTAATTTTTCAAGGTACGCAAAGAAAAGCATATAAAAATATGCTAATGCTTGCGGCTGGAATCGAACCCCGGAGGTGTCAACCTTGCTAATTATGCGATTTTTTCAACTTTTCGCCTTTTCTTTTCATTCTCTGCTCTGCTTATGCTAGAGTCATCAAAAACAACATTATATCCGCCGTCTTTTAAAGCCTTAGCCATTTTAAAAGGGTTAATTTTTGGAAAGCTACAAACATATTCAATACAATTCATTCTTATTTGTCCGTGTTCTTTCCCTAGCTTTTCAAGGTCCTTTTTGTAGATATTAAACATTCTTATTTCTTTCTGTTCTGCTGTTTCGTTCATCATAATCTTAACCCTCCTTAAACATTTCCCAAGGTGCTATAATTGTACCGCCTTTGCAATCGGCGTATATTATAACCTCGCCATTCTTGATTATTTCGTACTTTTTAAAAGTGCATTCTATCTCATTGCCGTAAATAATCTTGTCGCCTGTTTTCATTTTTAATCCTCCTTATTCTGTAATTCTTTCAAATATATCTATTGTTTTGCGTGCGTTTTCTCTCTTCTTTTCAGCCGTATAACTATGGCGGCGGCTCTTTAATGCCTTTCTTGCTGTCTCTATGCTATTAATCCCCCAGCCTGCGGCTTCTCTTAACAACTCAACCTCTTCTTTTGGCAGTTTAATGGCTCTTAAAGTGTCGAGATTGATAGAGTAATCATCTTTAATTCCTGGATACAAATCTTGACAAAGTGGAATATATTCATCGCTCCCCATATTCTCGCCGATATTCCATACATAGAAACCAAACGGAATTTTTTCGACCATCTTATAAATATCTGTTTTCCCTAATGTTTCACTTGTAATTGTGTCATCCTTAACTTCAAATCTCATAATCTTGTACCATTTCGCCGATTGCGATATAATCGGCTTGCCTTTCTTTTTTGATTGGTGGCGGTTCGTTCTTGGTAGGAGTGACCGCCTTTTTGTATGTCCTCTTGACAGTTATTATAATAAACCTAAAACGGTTTAAAGTCAATAGATAAAATAAACTTTTTTTAGATTATTTTTTAATTGACTTTATAAGCCACAAATTATATAATGTAAAAAAATATAGGAGGGTACAAAGCTATGCTTGTATATAAAATAGATGTGCTTGATACGCTTAAAGAAAGTGGCTATAATTCCACACGCATATTAAAAGAGAACTTAATTAGCCAATCAGCGGTGCAAAAAATCCGCAAAAATGAAATGGTAGGGATTAAGACGATTGAAAAATTATGTGAGTTGCTGGATATGCAACCGGGGAACATCATTAAATATGTAGAGAAGAAATAAACCAAAAAGATTTAAAAAAAGTATTGACAATAAACGATAAATGGTTTATTATAATGGCAGAAACAAAGAAAGGGCAGCCGAAAGGCTGGAAGGTGAAAAGGATGAAAACAATCGAATTATTAAACAAGGCTGTTGAGCTTGGATTTAGCAGAGAAAAGGCATTTGCAGACATAGATATAAGTCTTGATGAAATAATCGGAGCAGAAAACAGAAAGCCAATTACAGAAGAGGAAATAAGCGAAGAGCTGGCGAATGATATTTTATTCGGGTTTGAATGTGAAAAAGAAAACAATTAATATATAATATATAATATTTAGGCGGTGTATATCTGTTATACATCGCTTTTTTAATGCCTATTGATTAATTATATTTATTGTGTTATTATGCTAATAATTAAATATATAAGATTTACACCCGATAATTATATAATAGTTATTGGGTGTTTTTTATTTGCATTAATATAATTAGCTGGAGCAGATCTAGCAGAAAGGGGAACACATGGAGAAAGTACAGGAAGCACCAGACACACCCGAAGTATTTCAGAATGACATAGAGCTTTATTTATCGCAATTCTGCCAAGAACACAATATCGAAGATATGACCAAAGAGCCACAGAGCAGATGGAATGCTGCCCTAATGTATATAAATAAATACGTTTTCAGTGATAAAAGTATATTAAAGTTAAATAAGAATATTAATAAAAATAACACTAATTGTATTATGGATAGTAATTTTTATATGTATGATTTAGATAAATTAGAGTATATATTATATATATATTATTATTTATGTTCTGTATATGATAAAGAATGCAGTATAATGGGATATAGTTTATTAACAGGTATTAATTATGATACATTAATGGACTGGGGAGCAGATGAGAGAAAACTAAGTACAAAAGGCTTCGATATCGTGCAAAAACTGCGGATTTTTCGCGAAGAAAGCCTATCGAACAAGCTCGCAACCGGCAACAAAAACCCTGTCGGCATCCTTGCAATACTTAACAGACATTATGCGTGGAATCTTCCCGGTGTCAGCAGAGAGAGCAGCACAAAGGTCATTAAAACAGCCGCAGACCTTCCGCAGCTCGGACCATCTGGAAGCGCTCAAGGCTCTAATGTTCGTCAAATTGCACAACAAGAAATCATTGTGCAAGATGTACAAGAAATCCCACAAAGCCAGTAAACAAGCGGGTTCTAGCGTTTTGACTTCCGATAACAGCATTTCGCGAAAGTTGAGTTTAGCGAAGTGATAAAACAGAACATTTGAACGATAAAAGTACAACAAAGCCAGTAAACAAGCGGTTTGACAGCGATTGCGTGATAATTATTCATTGTGCAATGGCTCTGCTCTGGCTGATTTCATTGTGCATTATTCACAAACGCAGGGCGTGGGGGTTATATATGCACGCATTACGAGCCTAACTAAGTCGCTCAAATATTCCCAAAGATAAAAAGGCTTATTATATATATTTATATATACATAACCAACCAATAATAATTTATTAAACTATATACAATAACCATTATATTTATTAATATATAGCTTTGATAATAACCCATATAATATAATCAATAAATCTACTGTACAAATCTGATAAATAGGTGTATAATAGACGCATCTTAATTATTCACAAGATATTCAATAAACACATCAGAAAACGGCTAATTCAGCCGAGTAAATTCCAAAAAATTTTAAAAAATAAAAAAGAGTTAGGAGTTAGAAATGCAGGGAGCAGAGTATCAGACTTTGGCTATGCGTACTAACGATAAAAAGTCTACAGATAGGCTTCTGAACAAGATTAACGATTTAAAGCTTGGCAATCATTGTGGAGATACGTCAGAGATTGAATTAGGCGGTGTTCTTAATGCTGCACTAGGTTTATCTGGCGAAGTTGGAGAACTTAACGACATGCTTAAAAAATGGATTTTCCACGAGAAACAGCTTGATATTGACCACGCAAAGAAAGAAGCTGGCGATATTTGTTGGTATCTTGCAATGCTTTGTGAATCCTTCGGTTGGAACCTTGATGAAATCATGCAGATTAACATCGATAAGCTAAAAGCAAGATATCCAGAAGGATTTGATACCTACAGAGCTAATCATAGACAGGCAGGTGATGTTTAATGAATAACATTCAAATTAGTGGATATTGCGTTGATTGCATAAACCAATTTGCATTATTCAGCGCAGAACCGTGTAAGAGTTGTATTAATCGCGGCGGCAAGAAAGATAACTTTGCTCCGCTCAAAGATTTTGATTTTGCGCCTAGTGTTAATGAAAAACCGGTAAATGACAATGTTAATCATCCTAGCCATTATGCAACCGGTAAATATGAGTGCATAGATGTTATGCTTGAGATATTTGGTGTTGAAGCTGTAAAGACATTCTGCTTGCTCAATGCTTTTAAGTACAATTACCGAAGTGGTAGAAAGAATGGCTTAGAGGATATTCAAAAAGCCAAGTGGTACATTGACAAATACATAGAATTGTCAGAATAGCCGTGTCGGTCAATGAAAGTATAATGGCTACAAAGGACAGTACACTGCGGTTTGTGGCGAATATATACCGAGAATAGCCATTTAATGCACCATAGCCAAGCGGTAAGGCACAGAGCTTTGACCTCTGTATGCGTCGGTTCGAATCCGACTGGTGTAGTTAAACTATTTCCGGCATTAGATCCAGTCGGAATAGTTAGACTACCGAACTGTTTTGCATTTTACAGGGTAGTCCTCCTTTCATGTACCTCTTTGGATTTTGTTCAGTTAAAAGCGGTGCAAGACCGCTTGAGAGGGCTCGGCGTGTATATACACAGTCATGTGAAAACCAACTTATCAAGAAGCACTCCTTACGAAAATACCCCTAATATTTTATTATTTCTGTTCTTGTTTCTTGATAGCCGTTACAGGCGGTATTTCGGATAGTAGTTCAGTTGGGAGTAACGCTTGATTTATTCAAGTAGTCACAGGTTCAAGTCCTGTCTATCCGATTACAACAAACTAGCTTGACGAAGCGAACAAGCCTTAGTGCCTGTTTGTTGTTTTGTTAATAAGGCAATTATCAGAAAGGCAGGTAATAAATATGTTATCAGAAAGTGAAATCCAAACAAAAGTTAATTTCTTATCATCAGCAAGGTGCAATCACACATTTCACAAATACATTGACATAACAGGTGATTTGATAGAAGGTACGCTGTTATCAAGAATTTTATATTGGTTTGCACCAACTAAGGATAATAAAAGTAAGGTTAAGATATACAAAGATGGTGAATATTGGATTGCAAAGCAAAGAAAAGATTGGTGGGAAGAGATAAGAATTACTGAAAGGCAGTATGACAAAGCGATTAAATCGTTGGTAGAAAAAAAGTTTGTAATTACAGCAAAATACAAATTCAATTCAATGCCAACTATACATATACGACCTAATTATGATGTTATCAACGCAGAAGTTAAAAAATGGGAAGAAAATATAAGACAAGAGGTTATAGCAGAAGATAAAGGACAGAAATTACAAAATGAGAAAAACGGGAATGACACAAAATGTAATTCCCAAGGGAATAACACAAAGTGTAATTCGGGAGTGCCACAAGATGTAACTCTTTTAACAGGGATTACTAACAATGATTACCCTAACACTAATTACGAAACATTGAGTACAAAATGTAATTCTCTTAACAGAGAACAATGTAATTCTTTTTTACCCAAAGATAAAAAAGTGAAAGAGTTTAAGCCGATAAGCGAATACTCTCAAAGTGATTGGGAAGTTGCCGAAGAAAGAATGATAAGTAGAGCTGGCAAGATAGCTTATGATTGGACTAATGATAAAGCACTTAAAGAAAATGTAGAAGCATTCTTTAAATACTTTTTAGATAAACACGGAGAATGCACTGGAGAATATCACTACCCATTAACAGATAAGGTTTTATCAAGAGTGGTGGATAATTTAACAAAAGAAACTGACATAGAGCGTGATGGATATACAGACACCTATTATGCAGTTATAAGTGATATGGACGACAATACAGACTACAAGATGCTAGTTGATGAATATTTCAACACAAAGTTTTCAGCACAATGTGATTACAGCTTAGTTCACTTTTCTTCTGAAAAGGTTTTGATTAATATTATGAACCACGCTTGTAAGAGTAGTTGGTGTGAAAGCAAAGAATTGTAAGGGGATATTCATTATGAGTTCATATAAAGATTTACAGATCAAAATTTTTGAAAGAGATAATTATACTTGCAGATATTGCGGAAAGAACAGCAGAGAACACCGGGCATTGGTAATGGCACATATAAGAACAGCCTCAATGTGCGGTGACGATAGAGAAAGTAATTTAATTACATTGTGCAGACATTGTTACAATCACATTTCTAACAATGAGATTAGGGCAAAGTTTGAAACAAAAGAAAACGCTGATTATTTTTGGGGATTATACCACGAAAAAGTTAAAGGGTATTGTTATTATACAAATTACATCAAAAAGGTATTTACTGAAAATGGTGTGCTTATGACAAGACCACAGATTGATAAATATGTCAGTATATTTGTTAAAAATGATGATGATTTTAACGCTTTCAAAGCAGAACTAAGAAATATTGGCTGTGAAAATATGAGACATAAAATGCACAAAGAAATGATGAGATATAAACATCAGATTGAAAATCAAAGCAAGGAGTGATTATTATGGCTATGGGCGTACACCCACTAAACAAAGATAAGTTTTATGAAGCAATTAACCTGTACATATCAGGGCAAGCTTCACAGGTAAAAGCAGCAAAAGTAGCAGGCTGTAGCGTACCGACATTTAAGAAATACGCTAATAAGATTTATGGCGGCGATGAATTACCGGATAATTTATGGGGGAAGAATGATGATTAAGAGAATTGTTAATCGTTGGATAAGACACAAGACAAAGAATCTGACAGAAATACCACTTTTTACAATGACATTTGATTATCGTAAATATAAGGCACAAGGCAAGAAAGATAGCTGCACAATGCATTGCCACCCGGATATTGCGAAAGATGAATTTGTGAAAAGCAAATTACAGGAAGTTGTTGACCATATCAGAGATAACTATGATTTGGATATATTTACGAAAATTTGAGGTGTAATATGAAAGATTGCTCAATTTGCAAATATTGCGATATAGATTGTGTTTTTGATGAAGAAACAGGAGAAGAATATCCGTTTTATGAATGTCAAAAAGGTAACGATACATCACTTGATTATGAATGTAATGATTTTGAGAGGTTTATGAGGAATGAATGACATTGACAATCCTTTATCCGAGTATCAACCGCCATCTAAAGAAGCAATGATAAATTTTGGCATAGATATTTCCAAAGAAGCTGTAGAAAAATATGCTTTGAAAAAGTTTGGCAGACTGCCACAAAGCCATGTTGAAACGAATTTCGCTATATGCTCTAAAATAACCGAGGAAACAAGGAGATTTATGAAGAATGAATAGTGCTTTTACGATTATGTTTTTAATTGCGATTATAGTAGCTGTGGCACTTATGATATCTATATGCATTGCAGGAACAGTGTTTTTGCTTGAAGAAACAGGAGTGCTTGATATATTTAAAGAGATTATTCATAAAAAGAAATGCCAACCAATAGAAAAATTCAATACATGCGATACAAACCCTGATTGCGAACTAGAGCCTATGGAATGCAGTTTTGCGGTTGAATATTCCACATGGGAAGAAGCTAATAACGGAGCACGCAAATTTATGTGCGGTCGTGATAAATGCAAATATCAGAAACGAGGTGGCAAATATGAAAGCAATCAAAAAATTAGAAATTGACAGGACGGAATCGCCAGTGAAGATTTACATTGATGGAGAAAGACTTGATTTGTCAAATGTTGTAAGTATGAACATAGTGCTTGATGTGGACAGGATGACGGTTCATATAGTCAAAAATGAAGTAATGGTTTTTAGTGATGAATAAATATATTACCGACTACAAATTGATTGTAGCCGCTAACCTTAGAAAGTTAAAGGCTGATAAAACATAGAAAAGGAGATAGAAGCTATGAAGAAGTTATTTGTGAGTGTGCCAATGAAAGGCAGAACAGAGGAAGAAATCAAAGCTAGTATTCAGAAGATGAAAAAGATTGCTGAAATATACGAGGACGAGGAATTAGAGCTTATCGACAGTTATATCGAGGATAATCCACCGAAAGACAGCAAGGAAGCTGTATGGTATTTAAGTGAAAGCCTTAAGAAGCTGGCACAGGCTGATGTATTCATTGGAATTGATGAAGTGTATGATTGGAATGGATGTTATATTGAAAGAGATACAGCACAAAGATATGGCATTAAAACATATACGATTCCAGTAAGGCATGTAATTGACGATTATAATGCACTTGTGCAGAAATTATATCCGGCTTGCAATGACGCAATGCCAACATTCTAACAATATATTTACCGGCTAACAAATAGAGTTAGTTGGTACCCTAGAAAGGAATATTATATGATAGAAATTTATAAAAATCCGAATGGAGACACAAGAACGGCACCTAAAGATGTTACTTTTGAGAAGTTCCAAGAGGCAAACAATATGCACATTAAAGATGTAAAAGCTGTTATGTATGAACTGTCAAAAATAATAGAAGAAAGAGGAAAAAATCACGATTGCACCAAAAAATCACAAGAAAAAATGTTCTATGATAATTTTTTATCTACAATAAACAATGGAACGGACTTCGTGAATGATGAATGGTATCAGCTACATATCAAAGCCGAAAGACATCATTTATTATCGAACTGCCCAGGCGATGTAAACCTGATAGATGTACTTGAAATGATTAGCGATTGCGTCTGCGCAGGAATGGCTAGGAGCGGAGAAGTAAGAGATTTAGAAATTGACGATAATATTCTAAAAAAAGCAGTGAATAATACAGTCCAAATGATAAAAGAAATGATAATAGTAAAATAAAGCGAAATACCGCCACATAAATGGTTTGTGGCGCTACCCTAAAACAGTTATAGGCAGAGGTCTATAAGCACCTTTGCTGAAAAGTGGAGGTGCTTTTCTTATGGCTAGTCAGAGCCTTATTTCTACAATCAATGGATATGAAAATTACATAGAGAGAAACGGAATAGACGAACAGGTAATTAATGCCTATGTAGACGCTTGCAGTGTAGCCATAAACGGCGAGAAAGATATTGAGTATGGACTACAACTTACTAAGAGGGCAAAAGAGCTTATAGAGCGTTTCTGTAAGGATAAAACAGGCGGAACGATATGGGATTTAGAAAAGTATGCGTTTGCAAATAAAACGGAATATGAGCTGATTAATTGGTTTTACGATATTTTACTGATTGAAGCACAACACAAAGTTGTTGACAGTTTTTTTAGATACATAGAAAAGAAACGTGAACCTAAAGAAAGATTCTATATGCCGAGAAGAAAACAGTTTATCAAAATAGGCTTAATAGAAGCATTACAAGGTATGATTGATGATAAATATGATATTTTATGTATTTCTCTCCCACCCGGAACAGGAAAAACCACAATCGAAAAGTTTTTCCATTCTGCGGTTATAGGTTGGTACTCAAACGGATATAACCTTTTTTATTCACACAGCGGAGACATTACACGAATGTACTATGATGGCGTATATGATATTGTCACAAACGCTGACGAGTATACATGGGGAGAAGTGTTCCCTGGACTTGAAGTAACAAGTACAAATGCAAAACTTGAACAGTTTAACGTAGGAAAATATAAGCCGTTTCAATCTGTACAATGTACATCCGTCGGCAGTAAAAATGCCGGTAAAGTCAGAGCCAATAAATTTCTGCTAGTTGATGATATGATAGGAGGCATTGAAGAAGCGCTAAACCCAACCTATCTTGATAAATTGTGGGATAAATATGCAGTAGATGCACGACAAAGAAAGATACCGGACGAGGATGGAAACCCATGTAAAGAAATACATATTGCTACAAGGTGGAGCGTTAGAGACGTAATAGGACGTATTATACAAGCTTATGAGGGAAACAAACGAGTTAAAGTAATATCCGTGCCTGATGTAGACCCAGTAACAGGAGAAAGTAATTTTGACTTTGAATTTGGTGGCTATACAGTAAAGGATTTTGAAGATATTCAGCTGCTTATGGATGAAATCTCATATCGCTGCCTGTATAAACAAGACCCTATAGAACGTGAGGGCTTATTATTCCCAGATGATAAAATCCGCAGATACCTTAATCTGCCACACGGAGAACCAGAAATTATTACAGGGCAATGTGATACAAAAGGAAAAGGAACAGACTATTTTGTATTGCCGGTGCTTCAAAAGTACGGGGATGATTATTATTGTGTTGATTGCGTGTGTGACAATACGGCAGATTATGAAGCACAATATAGGAACGCAGCGGGCGTACTTGTAAATAATAAAGTACAGGAATGCGAATTTGAGCGTAATGCTGGTGGAGACAGAGTTGCAATGGAAGTTAATAAGCGTGTTGAGAGTGTCGGATGGATATGTAACATCACTGACACCCCAACGGAAACAAATAAGGAAGCAAGGATATTCCAATGTTCTAACTGGATATTACAACATATTATTTTTAAAGACGCATCACTTTATAAGCCTAATGAGCCATACGGAGTGATGATGTCACTATTAAAACAGTATTCGGTATCAGGCAAGAAACAATTAGATGATGTTCCAGATGTTTTCTCAAACTTTGCATTAAGAATGACACAAGGCAATAGAACAGCTAAAGTTGAAGCTGCTATAAATCCATTTAGGAGGTATTAATCTATTATGACAACTAAGGACTATCTTAATCAAATAAGTTATTACAACAAGATAATTGATAATAAGTTGATAGAAATAACACAGTATAAAGAATTATCATACAGCATTTCAGCGATTGTTAATGAAGAAAGAGTCATGTCATCATCAGATCCGGACAAAACAGGCTGTGGATATGTCAGACTTGAACAAATGGAAGAAAGCCTTGATGAACTTATAGATAAATATATTGACATAAAAAATAAAATAATAGAGCAGATAGAACAGATAAACAACGAAGATTATTACACAGTATTGTTTCTAAGATATGTCAGAAAGTTTACATTTGAAAAAATTGCAAATGAAACAGACTGGTGTTGGCGACAGGTACATAGAATACACGCTAAAGCACTGCAAGTCTTTGAAGACAAATATGGAAGTGAATATTTGTAAAAGATGTCATAGAATGTCACATTGCCGGTGTGATATAGTATATCTGTAAGAAGTTATAAAGATGTTTCTTCATAAATATATTCCTTATCGGAAGCACCGTTGCTTAATTGCAGCGGTGCTTTTGTTATGCAATGAGGTAGAGATATGAATTTTTATATGAGTAAAGATAAATCAATTATGTGTCCGAACTGCCACAAATTCTTAACTAAGGCAGACAGCAAAGACCCACGAACACATAAGTTAGCGTGCAAGCATTGCCACAAATGGATATGGTATGTGCCTAACGATGATGATGATTTTCAAATTAAAGAAATACCGGACAGCAGAAGTTCAAGCGGTATGACGTTTTATTAGAGGTAAGATATGAACACAATGTATTTTCAAGACCTTGTTAGAGGTTGTTATGGTAGAAAAATTGCATACACAAATGTAGATACAATAACCGCTGACAATGTTGTTAAGGTTATTGGAAGTACTGTTGGTGTATTTAATTGGAATAAGCCAGTTATTAAGTATCTGTGGCATTACTACAAAGGCGACCAACCGATACTTTATAGACATAAGCTAACTAATGAAGATATTACAAACAAGATTGTTGAGAATCACGCATATGAAATTGTTCAGTTTAAGGTAGGACAGACATATGGCGAGCCAATTCAGTTTATCAGTCGTAAAGATGATGAAGCTATTAACAAAGCGGTTGACATACTTAATGATTTTATGGCAGACGCTAATAAGCAGGGAAAAGATATTAAAGCTGGAGAGTGGCAATCTGCGACAGGTACATCATTCAAAGCCGTTCAACCTAAAAATGGAGATGTACCATTCAGAATTGTAGCACCTACGCCAATGAATACTTATGCTGTTTACAATGAAAGCACCGAAGAACCTATGCTTGTGGTGCAGGAGCTTAAAGATGAAGATGGAAACTGGTATAAAATGGCGTTTTCTGACACTATGTCTTTTAGAATTGTTGACAGCAAGGTTATTGAAGCAAAGTTGCATACATATGGTGAAATTCCTATTGTTGAATTTCCTAATAACCACGAAAGAATATCAGACATTGAACTTGTTATCGGTATGCTTGACGCAATCAATAATATGCAGTCTAACAGAATGGACAGCATACAACAATTTGTTGAATATTGGGTTAAATTTGTAAATTGCGAGGTTGACCCGGAAACATTTGAAAAAATGAAAATGAGCCACGCTCTTACAGTTAAGTCTATCAACAAAGATAATAAGTCAGATGTTGAGATTATGACACAGGAACTTAACCAAACTCAATGCCAAGTTGCTAAAGAGGATCTATGGGACAACACATTGTCTATACTGGCTATTCCTAATAAGCAGGGCAATACTGGCGGAGATACGCAGGGTGCGGTTGAATTAAGAAATGGTTGGGATTTCTCTAAGACAAGAGCAAAGCTGAAAGACCCTATTGTTAAATCATGTGAAAAGCGATTAGCGGTAGTTGTTCTTAATATATTGAGGCTTGCAGGAGAGGATTTAAAACTGTCAGTTAGAGATTTTGACGTGCAGATAAATCACAGTCCACAAGACAATATGTACACTAAAGCACAGACACTTACAGTACTGTTGCAGAGTGGCATACATCCACTTATAGCAATTAAGACAGTTGGATTATGGGGAGATGCAGAAAAGACATTCCTTTTATCAAAACCATATCTCGACAATATATATAAGACTATTGATGATGCGGAAGCACAAGAAAAGAAAGCACAAGAAATAATTAAAAACCTTGCAGACAATGGAGGTGTTAGCAATGAAATATGATTATACAGTAACCCAGGATGGCATAGTTTATAACGCTGGCGAAGAGGTTCCAGATATGGGAAGCATAACAGCTATTGTATCAAACGGAAATTACAGAGAATACAATGCTCTATCTAAAGATTACGACAAGTTACCGCATTACGTCTCTTTTGGTAGCAGCTGTTACATGATTGATGTATCGGAACTTTACAAATACGACGCTATTAATCAGATCTGGATTAAACAATAAGGAGGGGTGCAATGAAAGCTGATGAAGTTTTTGCTGTTCTCAAAAAAAGAATTGAACAGGGCGGCGTAACCGACGAAACAATTAAAAAGATTGTAGAACAGTATTTCGAGGAACATCCTGTTCAGGTTATAACTGATAATACCCTTTCGGTTGCTGGCGCGCCAGCTGATGCATTATCTACTGGAAATGCAATTAAAAATGTTTCGGACAGTTTTAAAGATATATTTCTTGAGAAGTTTTTTTCCTTGCAAAGGACTGGAAAAGTTTATGGAGTTAAAGTTTTTAAATCCACATTTAACCCTACACCTATATGTGAGAAAACAAGAGATAATGCAGGGCTTATATGTGAGCCATCAACTGATACAGTGGAAAATCAAGATGATTACGAAAATATACCACTGTTCAAATGGTACGAAGTTAATTATAAGCGATACGATGATGGCTTTGCATACCCTACTGCATTTATCGGTGATAGCAACTACAAAACAGATAGCGACGCAGATATAGGGGCTATGCAAATGACATTTTACTACGCTTGGCTTGATGTGTCAGACGAGTACAGAGAACTAGTTATATCCGATACGCCACATGAAGAACTTGGACTTAAACCGTGGGAACAAGCGGTGCGTGCGGATGGCACGATAATGCCATATTTCATTCAGTCGAGACACCCTAGCGTGATTGGCACGGATGGCTTACTACATTCTCAAAGAGGTAAAGTCGCAAGAAATCAAAGTTACCAAAACATGATAACTAATTACGACAAAAAAGGAACTGGATATACAGGAGCCGGCTCAAGCAGATTTACGTTTGCGCAGATATTTAACCTTATCAAATATGCAAACAAGTCAAGTCAAGATAGCATGGCGGGCGTAACAAGTTGGAATATACAATATCCAGCAAGTGTACAATCAGCGGATAAGCATAATTATTTCCCAGTTACAAACACACAAGCTAATAATTTACAAGTAGGATTATGCGTATCTGTTGGATATGCTGATACTTCGGGTTCACTTGATAGAGGTGTATCAAGCGTTCATGCTTACGCCGATGATGTAAAAATCACAGCAATAGAAACACTTGATGATAGTAATAAGGCAGTGTACCTTGACTGCCAACCATTTGATACCTTACCGGTTGGTGAAAGGCAGATATACATGACATCAATGCACGCACATAGTGGTGATACTGATGTTGTAATAGGGCACCACGATGGCTCCCCTGTTAGCAATTCAGATGGAAAACACCCTTGTAGAATACAGGGAATTGAGTATTTGGTTGGCGGCGGAACAATAGCATCTGATACAGTAATGGTATTTAAACCTGATTATTCTAAGGACGTGTATGTTGCTCCTAGGGGAACAAAGCATGTTACCAATGAAAGTACTATAAAATCAAGCTATTTGCTCGTTGGGAATGTTGCAGCAAGCGCAGATGGTAAAGGCTCAGATTATTGGACAGGCGATGTGGAGCAGAATTATGGAGTGTGGCTGCCTACAAATCAGGTGGCTAATAGCGGCCAAGGCAATAAAGATATTGTTTATGCCGGTGGTGCCACTACTGGTGGAACTAGAGAATATTACCAAGGCGGTGTTCTCGGGGCTGGCGCGCGTGTGGGCTTCTGTTACTTGGCTTGCTGGAACGGGCTTGACAGGGCGCTCTGGAGTTGCTTGTCGGCCGATTAAAAAACTTTTAGGGGGATTGTTAAGGGGAACACCCCTTGACATAGCCTTAAATATATAACAGGACTTGAGTGAGGGCGGTAATCTCAGGAATGGCGCGAATGCGGGCTTCTGTTACTTGAATTGCAGGAACAGGCTTGACAGGACGAACTGGAATTACTTGTCGGCTAATTTTTGAAACAAAAACACAGCATTACAGTTTGCACTCATTTCGTCAACAATAAGTTGACCTTATTTATAATAATAAGCTGTCGTTGGTACTCACAATTAGAGTCAACGAAAAATTGTGTAGAAAAGCGGTGGTTAGTAAGTGTAAACCGAAAAGCACTCGACACAAAAATCGAGGTACATTAATTAATGAAGAGAAAATGCAAGAATGTAGACATTGCTAATATTAATTTTATCGAAACAGCAGTCAAAGATTGCCTTAAAAATAAGAAAAAGACAAGAAGTGACATAGTAAATATTTTCAATAAATATGGGAATATTCATAACATTGCAGTTCAACTTCAAAAAGAAATCCTTGATAGAAAGCTAGAACTAAAACCTATTTGGTACAAAGAAAAATGGGATGAAGCATCTGCTAAATGGCGCAATATTGGAATACAAGATATAAAGCAGCAAATGTATGACTATGTAGCGGTTAATGCTATGGCTGATTTACTGAAAAGAGTAGGGAAATATCAATATGCGTCAATTAAAGGCAGAGGACAAATATACTGCGTAAAAGCACTATATAGAAAAATACAGGACAAAAGAATTAGATATGCTTGTAGTTTTGATATAAAGAAATATTATGAATCTATTGACAGAAACAAGTTGATGAAATGGCTAAGTAAACATATCAAAAATAATGGATTATTGTGGCTGATAGAAACCCTTATCAATACATTTGACAAAGGGCTTTCAATCGGCTCTTTTTTATCTCAACACCTAGCAAACTTATATTTATCAGACCTATATCACGCCATCACTGAAAATATGTATAGAATCAGAAACAAGAAAAATGGCAGAATGCTTAGAATAAATCTGGTTAGCGCATGTTACATGTATATGGATGATATACACATCGTTGGGACTAACTCCAAGGATTTAATCAAAGCAGCATTGAAAATTGTGTCCATGACAAAAGATATAGGATTAACAATTAAGCCAAACTGGAGATGTTATCAGATAGACGATGGATTTATTGATCTTTGCGGCTACAGAACATACAGAGACCACATAGAAGTCAGAAGAACAACTCTTAAGAAAATTCGCAGGGCTTATATCAGATACAAGAAAAAGCGAAACAATAAGCAATTGGCAAGAAGAGTTACATCTTACAATGGAATACTAAAATATTCGGACAGCTATACTTTTTGTCATAAATACAATGTATATAAATTGTTTAAATTAGCAAGAAAGGTGGTAAGCAATGATAATAAGAGCAGAAGAACCGCAACAAGAAGTTGTTATAAAAATAGATACCAAAGGGATAGCGTGGGTGTACTTGTGCCTTAATGAAAAAATCAAGACAGAGAAATACGCAGAACCTGGAGGGCAACCAAGAACACATACTTACTATGAGTACGATGGAACACAGTTCCATGCTCCTATTAAAAACCTTGACCTTCAAGATATCAACAACAATCCCCAAAAATATAATGGTTATGAGCCGGTCAAAATGCCGTCTGACCTTGAACGCATAGACGCACAAGTAACATACACAGCAATGATGACTAACACATTGCTGACGGAGGAATAGCTTATTATGTATGACAAAATAAAAAAATGGTATCAAATCTATCACATATGGACCGCTGAAATGGTTAAACAGGCTTATGAAAAAGGCTTAATCACTAAAGAACAATACGAAGATATAATTCAATAACTGATATTAAATGAGCAACTGCATCTTAATCGGTGTGGCTGCTCATTTTTTATACATTTTGCAGCTATGCGGTAAATAGCAGAAGACACAGCAGGAGCGACCTGCGGTAACAAAAGCGTGTGTTTAACGGAGGTAATTATGACAAGAGAAGATGTATTGAAACTTTTCCCGGAGGCAACAGATGAACAGATTACAAATCTTCTTAATCAGAACAATTCAGAAGTTGCTACGGAGAAAAACAAGGCAAAGCAGTACAAGGCTAAGGCTGACACAGCAGATGGCTTACAGAAACAGCTTGATGAAATACAGGCTGGCAATCTGACAGAGCTTGAAAAGGCAAATAAAGCCTTAGATACAGCTAATCAGCAGATAGCTGATTTACAGAAATCTAACGCTATCAGAGATTTGCGCGAAAAAGCTATGACTGATTTTAAGGTCACAGCGGAACAGGCAAAGGCAATTATAAAAGAAGATGGTAGCTTTGATACAGCTGAGCTTGGCAAGATTATGTCCGACAAAGAAACGGCTGCGGCACAGGCTAAGGAACAGGAGATTGCTAAACATCAGGATATTCCAGGCGGTGGCAGCAATAAAGGTGGTACAGACAATAAGACAAACGCTGAGAAGATAGCAGAAAGCCTTATATCTAATGCACCCAAGAACAATGACGTTTTATCGCACTACATTCAGTAATAACAGGAGGTAAGAAATGGCAAAGGAAATGAATATGCAGTATGAAAAGATTTCATACGCAGGAGATGTTCAGATTTTAAAGAGAGAGCCTAATGAAGCAATCCCACTGACACTTGATTTTGACGGCGTAACAACTAAAAACGCACAGGGCAAGAAGATTGTTAAAGCAGGTACTCCAATCGGAGCAAATGGCAAGGCTGACAACACAGCCACAGTAGTGGGTATCTTAAGGTTTGATGTAACAGAGGACAGACCACAGGGCGTGCTGCTCAAGAAAGCATATCTTAACACAAAAGTGGCAGAAGCACACTCTGGTGTTACATACGAGACAGCAGTTAAGACAGCTCTTCCAATGATTGTATTTGAATAATAACAGGAGGTAAACAGATGTTAATTAATGAAGTAGTAGATAGTAAGTCTATTGCATTATCGGCAACAGAAAACGCTAGTAATCAGATACCTTATCTTGGTTTACAGTGGTTTCCTGAGAGAAAGAAACAGGGACTTGATTTAAGCTGGATTAAGACACATAAAGGACTTCCAGTTTCGCTTGCACCATCTAACTTTGACACAATCCCAACTCTTAGAGCTAGAGAGGGATTAAGCAAGGAAAAAACGCAGATGGCATTCTTCCGCGAAGGAATGACAGTAGGTGAAGAGGAAATGCTTGAAATCGAGCGTATTCAGTCAGCGGACGACCCTTACCTTGCGAGTGCTTTATCAAGCGTATATGACGATACTAACAACCTCGTAAGTGGTGCAGAAGTTGTTCCAGAGCGTATGAGAATGTCGCTTCTTGCGACAAATGCAGGACACCCAGTAATTGCTATTGTAAGTGATGGCGTTCAGTATGCTTATGATTATGACAAGGATGGTTCATACGCAAAAGACCATTACGCAAAGTTATCTGGCACAAGTATGTGGAGCGATACAGCTAATTCAAAGCCACTTACAGACCTTAACAACGCAAGAAAGAAGTTAAAGAAGCAGGGCAAGATTGCTAAATATGTGCTTATGAATAGCAATACATTCCAGTATTTGCTTGATAATGCACAGATAAGAAACTCAATCCTCGCACAGAACCTTACAGCAACTATCGAGGTTGATGATGATACCGTTATTTCAGTAGTGCAGAAGAGAACAAAGCTCACTATTGTACTTTACGATAAGATGTACATTGATGATGATGGTAAGGAACAGTATTTCTATCCAGATAACAAGGTTACACTTCTTCCAGCTGGCAATCTTGGTGGCACTTGGTTCGGCACTACACCAGAAGAAAGAACTGCAAGACAGGTAACTAATGTAGATGTAACAGTATACGGCAAAGGTATCACAATCGCTACAAAGACAGAGTACGGACCACCTATGAAGATGTCAACATTTGCTTCCGAGGTTGTTCTTCCATCATACGAAAATATGGATAGCACATTCGTATATGAGGTTCACAGCGAAGAGTAGGGGGTGCAACTTATGATATATCCATATATAGTAATTCATAACGGAAAATGGTATAACGCAGGCGAAGAGGTTCCCGAAGAGGGGGCTTTTTTAGGTTATAGCAAGACAACCATTAATCGCATGTCTACATCTGATTTGCAGGCTTTTGCCGCAGAACAGGGCATAGACAACGCAGAAGAACTTGCAGGAGCAGAGTTAAAGAAACTGTTAATTGAGAAGTTAGGATTATAGGAGCTAAATTATGGAATACACCGCATTGGAGCAAGTTAAAATCAGACTTAAACAATTTCATATTGATACAGTCACAAATGATGATGATACGACATCTGATGTGGTAGTGTTCGATAACAAAGAAGATAATCCAATAATCGAACAGCTTATTAAACAGGCTACAGAAGATGTAAAAGCAAGAAGAAATTACCCTGACAGCTACACAGATGAAATGATAACCGAGGACTTGAAGAAATTTGAGAGTGTTATTATTAATCTGGCTGTCTACGACCATTCACAGGCAGGTGAAGCATTTATGGCAAGCTACAATGAGAATGGTGTCAACAGAACTTGGAGAGATAGAGACAGCTTATTTGTTGGGGTATTTCCTTTTGCTAAGGTTTTATAGAAGATTGTGCGTTACCAATATGGTAGCAGGCGGCACACATTAAGGGTGGTGGGCGGTGTGCCATTATTAATTATGAAAGGCGGTATATCAATGCCAATAGCAGTAATTATAAGCATTATTTCAGTTGCTTTTTCCGTCTTTTTCGGACTGTTTACGTTGGGATTTAATCTTAAGAACAACAAAAAGTCTGACAATGCAGAACTTACAGAGCGTGTAAAGGAAAATACACGCATAAATATGAAACTTGACACAATATCAGGCAACACAACAGAGATAAAAAATGAAGTTATAGAAATGAGAAAAGAACTTAATTCTCACGATAACAGGATCATTAAGGTTGAGGAAAGTGTAAAGTCGGCACACCACCGAATAGACGGATTGGAAGCACGACTTAATGAAGATAAGGAGGTATAGCAGAATGGATATAACATCGGTAACAACAGTTGTAGCAATCGTTGTAATTACATATCTGATAGGCTTAGGAGCTAAAGCAATTCCACACATTAAGGATAATTACATTCCTATAATCGTAGGCGTTGCAGGCGGTATCTTAGGCATTATAGGTATGTATGTAATACCTGACTTTCCGGCAAATGATATTCTTAATGCAATCGCAGTAGGAATTGTGTCCGGATTATCAAGCACAGGTGTTAATCAGATTTATAAGCAGGTAAAGAACAATGCTTGACATTAATAAGCAGGCTATGAAGTATTCACTTCAAGGACAGACGGTAACTATCTATGAAAGAGACGATGACGGCAATATCCTTTATGAAGGATATACCGACACAGAGGGCAACTTCATTCCTTATCTTGATGATGAGGGGAATAAGATACCCAAAGTTTTTGAAGAAAAAACAGGCTTTTCAGAGCCAGTGGATTTCAAAGCAAACATATCATTCAGCGGTGGAGAAGCACAGAGCAAGGAATACGGCTTTGATACGGCTGATTTTGACGCTATTTTGCTGACAGATAGGAATGTGTTGCCTATTCAAAAAGGCGACCTTATTTGGCTTGATAGCAAGCCTGCATACACATCTGACAGCCTTGTTGATGAAACATCAGCGGATTTCATGATTGTAGGCATTAAGCCGGCACTATATTCAACTAAGTATATGCTTAAAGCAGTTGTAAAGTAGGTGGTAAATACGAAGTATCAGACAGACGGCTTTCCCGAAAATGGTTCTTTATTTATACAAACAGGCAATGAACAGCTAGTTGGTTCTATCTTTAAAGGAAAGACAATCCCATCTACGCAAGAGCCAATAAATGAAAGCATAAGAAAAGCTATTTTGCAAGCAGTTAAGGAGCGCGTTTATGGCAAGACATACAATTAATATATCCTTGTCTGAAAAGTCCGTAAATGAAGCTATCAGACAGCTACAACAGTATAATCAGAGTTTACAGTATAAATGCGAACTGCTTGTTGAACGACTAGCAGAATTAGGCGACAAAGCGGCAATTATGAGTGTTAATGAAAGTCCATTAGGTAGGACGGTAACATTGAGAGTTGACAGAAAGCCTATTCAAGATGGCTACCAAGCTATTTTAATTGCTACCGGTAAAACTGTTGAAGTAGAAGATAGAGAGCCATTTTACACGCTATTAGCGATTGAATTTGGCGCTGGTATTTATTACAACAGCGGCAACGAGAACCCAAAGGCTAATGATTTTGGCTTGGGTGTAGGAACATACCCGGGACAAATACACGCATTTGAAAATGGCTGGTACTACTTAGGTAATGATAATCAATGGCACTACACGCACGGCGTTAAAGCTACAATGCCTATGTATAACGCCACAATGGAGATTATTAATCAGTATAAGCAGATAGCAAGAGAGGTGTTTAGTTAATGGCAAACGCAAACGATTGGGCGATAGACCTCGAGAATACAGTCACAGCACTTGTCAAGGCTAAAACCCTAACGCAACTAAAGAAAACATATCCAAAGATAGTTATAACTAATGAGGGGGAAAACAGCGGTCAAGCAACATTCCCGACAGTATACATTCATTTACTGCCAGCAGTTGAACAAGGACAAACACTTGACGGACAAACGATTAACGCATTGTTAGCAACATTTCAAGTAGATGTTACCACTAACACAAGTAAGTCTGACTGTCGCAAGGTTATGGCGATAATTACAGATACATTCAAGACAATGAGATTTCAAGGCAATGCAATGCCAGAGTTCTCAATCAGCAATAAAGTACATAAGAGTACCGCTAGATTCAGAAGAATGATAGCGGCAAATGACAGATTAATGTAACAAAGAGCAGGAATGCTCTTATTTTTTGCAAATTTTTAGGAGGTAGACAAGGCAATGGCAAGTACAAGTTATAAAGCTAGAGTTATCTACAAGGAGCATAGCGAAGATGGTTTTGCAGGCTCATATAAGTTAATGGTTGCGGCTAAGTCAATTTCAGCACCAGTATCAGCACCTAACACAGTTGAAAGCACAACATTTGAAGATGATTCACAGACATTCTTAATGGGTATCAAAACATCTGACGCTAAGACTTACACAGGAAATCTTGAAAAGGTTTATTTACAGGACTTAATCAAAGCAGAAGGTAAGCAGTTAGACATTATTCAGTTATATGGTTCTGACGGATTAGGTGCGGTTGCTAAGTACGCATTTGTCGGACAGGTAACAGCGACACCTAATGATGTTTCTGGTACTGATTCGGTACTTGAAATGACAGTAACAGCAGTTCCTAACACTTCACCTATCGAATGCACAGACAAGCTTCAAGTTGTTGAAGGCACTGGTGGCACATTCACAGTAACAAAGGTGGGGGAATGATAAGCCAATCGACTAAATCAAAGGCTGTGTCGATTGGTGGCACAAACGCCAAAACAGCCGACTACACATCATATCTTGATGATGTAACAGAATAATTATTTTAAAAGGTAGGTGCGGTGTAAAATCCGCACCTTTCCCTATATGGACGATAGGGTGGGAAAGGGTAAAAATTATGATGAATATTAATGTAAACGGAAAAGAATACAAAGTTGAGTTCTCTTTTGGCGCAGCAGAGTGCAAAGAGATAGTACAGAAAATGTTTTCTGTTGTTAACGGTTCTTACTTACTTGCACAGACAGATAAAAGTGTTGCACAGGCTTCTTTTGACGGCTTGGCAAATATGACAGCAGATGTGCCAGAGATTTGCATTTTAGCCATTTATGCAGGCTGTATTGATAATAACCCAGTAACTATGAATGAAGCAAAGGAACTCACTAGGGCATATATTACAGAGAAAAGAAAGACAGATAAGAGTTACGGATATAGAACATTGTTTGAAGAAATCAAGAAAGCGATGGAAGATGATGGTTTTTTCGAGCTGTCGGGGATAACAATGATGTTAGAGGAAATGGCGAACAATGTGGAAGAAGCGGCACAGGAGCAGAAGAAGCCGACAGTAGTTCCACAGGACCACAAGAAAAAGCAGACTTCCACAAAATAATATGGGAAGAATACTTTGTTTTAGCCAGTTCACTAGGCGTTAGTTATTCAGACTTTCTAAAAATGACACCTACAAAACTATTGCTATACGCAAAAGGCAAAAAGATTGATAGACAAAATCGAGATGCAGAAATGTATAACTGGTTTCTTGCCTATGCAATACCGGCTATTTCTTGCGGCATTGGTGCGGCATTTAGTAAAGATACACACATTGAATATCCGAAGCAGGCTATTTTATCAGAAAAAACGGAAGAAAGCGAAGAAGATACCTACGATAAAGAGTTACAGCGAATGTTACTCAATGAACAGAAATGGGCGGCACGAGCTGAAAAGAGAGGACTACCGCCAACAATCCTATAAAAGGGGGTTAAAGCGTGGAATTAGACAGTTTAGAAGTCAAAATTACCGGTACTGCCAAGAAAGCTATTGATTCTGTTGATACACTAATAGAACATCTTACAAGGCTGTCAACATCACTTGCGACTGTGAATGGCTCATCACTAAGTAGCCTTGCGAGTGGTGTTAGTCAGTTAGGCTCTGCTATGCAGAATATGAACGCAGGAACAGCAGATTTTACAAGGCTTGCTAAGAACATCACAAAGATAGGTTCTGTTGATTCAGTTGCACTAACTAACACAGCTACATCACTTCAAGCTGTCACAAGGGCAGTTGCAAGCATATCAGCTATTCCGCAAAATGCAACACAGGTCACAGAATTTGCAAAGTCACTTGGTAAGCTAGGCAGTAAGAGTATTGAAAACGCCGTTGTAAACATTCCAAAGCTAGGTAATGCTTTAAATGGCTTAATGACAACGCTATCAAGAGCACCAACAGTAAGTCAAAATGTTATTCAAATGACTAACGCATTGGCTAATCTTGCTAGTCAAGGTAGCAAGGTGGGTACTTCTTCAAACTCACTTCAAAAGTCGCTGTATGGCGTTTCTACAAGCACTAGGACAGCAACTAAAAGCAGTTGGAACTTGGCAAGTGCAATAGGCAAGTTTTATGCCACTTATTTTATGGTAATTCGTGGCAGTAAGAAACTTATAGAAGCCATCAAGTCAACAACAGATTACATTGAGGCGTTCAACTATCAAGCGGTTGCATTTGGCAAGATTGGTTCAGAATGGGATAAAGACTATGAAAAGTACGGATATGATAACGCAACGGCATATGCAGAAAGTTTTCAGAACAGAGTAAATGATACTCTTGGAAAACTATCTGGCTTAAAAGTTAATGTTCAAGGCGGTTTGCTTGAAGAAAGTGGAGCAAAGAACTTGGGACTTAACATACAAGAGATAACACAGTATGCTTCACAGTTAGCTTCTGTCACTAACTCATTAGGACAGACAGGAGAAGCGACAACAGCAATAACAAAGTCAATGACAATGCTTGCAGGCGATATAAGCTCACTTTTTAATGTGGACTATTCAACAGTAGCACAGAACTTACAAAGTGGCTTAATCGGTCAATCAAGGGCATTGTATAAATATGGTATTGATATTACTAATGCTACATTAGCGACATATGCTTATAACTTAGGCATTTCCAAGTCTGTATCAGAAATGACACAGATGGAAAAACAGCAATTAAGAGTATTGGCAATATTAGACCAAAGTAAAGTATCTTGGGGCGATTTAGCCAACACGATTAACAGCCCATCAAATATGTTACGCCAGTTCAGTAACAATATGAAAGAGGTAGGAATGGTAGCAGGACAGCTATTTATCCCAATTCTTACAAAGGTTATGCCGATTGTAAATGGCGTTACTATTGCTATAAAAAGATTATTAGTCAATCTTGCTTCTTTAATGGGCGTTAAGATTGACTTTGAGAGCTTCGGACAAAGTGGCTATAAAGACACATCAGATGGCTTAGAAGATATTTCAGACGGCTACCAAGATGTAGCTGATTCAGCTAAGAAAGCTACATTATCCCTTATGGGATTTGATGAAATAAATAAATTACAGGACGATACAAGCTCAAGCAAGGGTTCAAGCGGTGGTGGCGGTAGCACTATTGATTTGACAGATGATATCGCTAAGGCGGCGGCTGATTATGAAGCGGCATGGAATAAAGCATTTGCCAATATGGAAAATTCAGCGGTTGCTTGGGCTGATAAGATAGAGAAAGCACTTGAACCTGTTAGGAAGATATTTAAAGACTTTGCAATTGGGGATTTTTATGCAGCAGGACAAGATACATCTAACCTTGTGGCAGGAATTTTTAATTGGTTTGCAAAGGCTATAGATGATGTTCCTTGGTATACAATTGGACATAATATAGGAGAGTATTTAACTGGACTTAATTGGCTTGAAATATTTTCAAGCCTTGGCAATGTGTTATGGCAAGCCATTAAAGCAGCTATCGAATTATGGAGTGGTTCATTTACGGCAGCACCAATCGAAACAACCTTAATAACGGCTATAGCAGCATTAAAATTTACAGGCTTAGGAAGTGTTTTGAAAAAGAAACTTGTTACAGTAATAGGGACAAGTATTAAAGGTGCTTTAAAATCATTCGGAACAGGTAGTATAATATCAGGAATAGGTGGATTACTTACAACAGATATAGGCACTATTATAGGAGCAGGAACAGCAACAGAAATAGGCTTAACTATAGGTGCTGGAATAGTGGGTGGAATAGTAGCCGCTATTGCCGGATTTAATTTAGGCAATTGGCTCAATGAAAAATTAACAGGCGAGAAAATAGATATGTCAATGTTCGACCAATTAGCATATCTTATAAAAGCACCATTTGAAGATTTACCTAGCTTTATTGACGGAGTGATAGAAACTATCACATTCGGGCATAAAGATGATATAGCAAATTGGTGGACTGTAAGTGTTGCACCGTGGTTTACTAAGGAAAAATGGGGAGAACTGGGAGACAACATAAAAACATCTTTAAGCGAAAAATGGAACAGTTTTTCAGATTGGTGGGGCAATACAGCTATTGTTAGCTGGTGGAATAATAATGTTGCACCGTGGTTTGAAAAAGAAACATGGGTTGACGCTGTTGATGGAATGAAATTAGGAATACAAGAAAAATGGGATTCAATCGTTGACTGGTGGAACAGTCTTGCAATTGTTTCTTGGTGGAGCAATGATGTGAGACCGTGGTTTACTAAGGAGAAATGGGAAAAATTAGCTGACGGAATTAAAAAAGGTATTCAAGGGAAGTGGGATGATGTTGTAGATTGGTGGGATAGCAAACCAGCACTTCAACGCATTTCTGTGGCTATCGAAGATTTTAAAGCTAAGATACAGAACGCTTGGAACAGCTTTAAGCAGTGGTGGAATGATTTAGGACTTGAATTTCCACACATTGATACACCACACTTTAAGATTGACGGAGAATTTAGTCTTGCACCACCTAAAGTGCCAAAAGTCAGTATTGATTGGTATGCAAACGGTGGCTTCCCAAACAAAGGACAGTTATTCGTTGCTAATGAAGTTGCACCCGAAATGGTTGGTACTATGGACGGAAGAACAGCGGTAGCCAATCAGCAGGAAATCACAACAGGTATTGCTAATGCAGTTTATCCAGCGGTTTACAATGCGGTTGTGGCGGCTATGTCAGAAGCTAACAACAATGTAAATATAACATTACAGGGTGACGCTGATAAATTGTTTACAATGGTACAAGATAAAGCTAATAACTATACTAATATGACAGGTCAAGCGGCTTTTCCATATTGATAAGATAAATGTATTGTGTTATTCTTTTGCTATATAAAAAGCAAAGGGGTAATGCAATATGGGAGATAAAAAACAGAAAAAGAAAGATAGTAAACTCAGCATAGTGGCAGCAGTTATGGCACTTTTTACTTTTACAATTCCAGTAGCACTTATATTAGCTATTGTGGATTTAATTAAAAGCAAAGGTGACAAGTCGCAAAGGCATTTAGGTTCTTATTTTGCAATTATATTTTCGATATTAATGTTAATAGTAGTAATTGACAGAAATGGGAATAATAACAATGTAGACAGCATGAATGTCACTAAACAAGCTACTGCAACAGAACAGAACACAGATACAGTTACATATGATAATACAACGCTTAAATATCTTAAGCACGAAGTAATAACAGATAGCAATGACAGAGAAGTTCTTGTTGTTTATTTTGACTTTGCAAACAATTCAGAAGATAACACAGCCTTTGCATATAATTATAATGTTACATGTTTTCAGAACGGCAAAGAACTCGACTATCCGTTAGTTAGTTTTGACATTGACGAATACAATAATATTGCAAGAGAATTACAGACAGGTACAAATATTACAGTTGCAAGGATATATATACTAGAAGATAAAAGCAATGTTGATTTAGAAGTAACGTCACTGGGAGATGATAAAAAACTTATGAAATTAACATTAGAATTACAGTAGAGGGAATATGTATGTCAGTGAAAAAAGATTTAGCTGAAATGCTAGAAACAATAGGGATAAAGAAAAAGCAACAGCCACAAGTTCAACAACCGTTGAATCCCAGCTTCAAAGGAGTGTACAGAGCGACGGAAAACGGATTGGTTGAAGTATATTGTCCAAGATGTAGTAGTTGGGATTGTTCTCACACGCAGATTACAACAACTGTACCGCAGAAATCCAAAACAAGATATACTGTTAATCTGAATCCTTTAAGACCGTTTACACTGGTTAATAAGAAAGAGAAGATTAAGCAACAGGGCGGAACTTATTCACAACATAGGTTTGTGTGTAACAAATGTGGGTTGATTTTTTGGTAAACAAAAGGCTGTCAGCCCGACAACTGACAGCCAAAAGTTACAATACCACTTAAACAAGCGGTACAGATATTATATAACACTAATTGAATTAATGCAATAGAAATATTAAGGAATGTATCAGAAATGGTGCATTCCTTTTTTAATGCCTTGAAAGGGGTGATTTGATTGATTGACGCAGTTGTGATTGAGGGGGTTAGATTCCCAGTAGCATATAACGGCTACACATACAGTAGGAATAAGATATGGTCTAAGAATACAGGAAGAAACGATTATGGGGAGATGGTAGGAACTATTGTAGCACTCAAAGACAAGATTGAGCTTCAATTGCCACCATTAACAGGTGAGCAAGCACTATTGCTTGATAATGTAGTAAGCGACGTAGATAACCCATTCCCAACGGCACAAGTCTTATTCTTAGGTGGCACACAAAAGGAAATGACAATATACACAGGAGATGTGACATATCCGTACCTTACAAGGGCAAAGAATGAGGACGGACTTATAGTCGGAGCAAAATTGAGTTTAATTCAGAAATAAAGGAGAGTTCCACATGAAACTTAAAACAAGTGAGTTAATAGACAGATTTCAGAGCTTAAGTAACATATCGCACGACAAGACTACAGGCAGAATTGCTATGGCTGTCATGTGCAATATTAAGGCGTTAGAAGAGCTGTACAAGGCAACATTACAGACCATAGAAGATACCAAGGTTAAGTATGCAGATAAGGACGACAGTGGTAATCCAGTTATCAACGATAATCAGTATCAGATTACATCAGAGAACTTAAAGAAGTTACAGGAAGAAATGCAGGAAATAAATGAGCAAGAGATTGAAGTGCCTGACATGACAATGCTTCCTATGGACGCATTCGATAAATGCGAAGAAATTACACCAGCTAAATTATACTCAATTGAATTTATGATAAGCCATTAATTAATCAATAAAGGCGGTGTAGAATGAAGATATTAGACACAGCTATAACGGAAATTGTTAAGGGAAATAGTGCAAGATACTATTCCAAGTATGTTGTTGATGAAAAAGAACATACCGAAACACTTAACAATTTCAAGTTTCAAAACATAATAAATCCCAATAACGAAATTACGATAGGTAACACTTGCAGTAGCGGTGTTACCTTTTCTATTTATATGCCAACAGTAAGCCTTGAAAATAAGGAAATTACTATATTCGAGGGCGTTAAGGTTGGCACAGAAATTAAGTATATTAAGTTGGGAATATTTACAGTTACTAAGCAGACAAGTGACGGAGAATACACAAGCTACGAAGCATACGACAGAATGTATAAGGCTGACATGCCTTACTTCTCGGATATGGCATTTCCTAGCACAGATAAAGCTATTCTTAATGAGATATGTGGCAAGTTAGGTATATCTTTAGCAACAAATATAGTCACAACACATACTATCAGCGACAAGCCACAAGGATATACCTACAGAGAAATTATCGGTTATATGGCTATGTTGCAAGGCTGTAACGCGGTAATTAATTCTGATGGAAACCTTGAATTAAGGTGGTATAAGGATAGTGGTTATGTACTTGACGGACATAAGTATTATCAGCAAGGCATTACATTCACAACGAGTAAAGATTTTATCATACAAAAACTGACATGTAATAATACCAAGAGTGGTTCCACAGAACAAAGTCAGATTACTTCTGGTGACGGAGCGACAGGACTTAGTTTTGCCAATCCGTTTATGACACAAGCAATTCTTGATGAAGTCTATAAAAAGATAGGTGGCTTTCAATTCAGACCGCTTACAGTTAAGTTTGTCGGCGATTACAGATTAGAAGTTGGCGATATTATAACTGTCAGCAAGGGTGACGTTGATTACAAAGTGCCTATAATGCAGATTACGCACGAATGTGACGGCGGTTTGATGGATACAGTTACATCTATAGGTCAATCTGATACAGAGAATACAAGTGTAGCTTCCGGACCGGTAACCAAGCAAATGGAACGATACTATGCTGATTTAGTTGTTATTAACAAGGCGTTGATTAACAAGTTAGATGTAGATACAGCTAAGATCACTTATGCAACAATAACTAATCTTAACGCAACTAACGCAAGCATTGAAAATCTTAAAACAAATAAGTTAGATGCAACATATGCAGACATTATTAATGCAAATATTGAAAACCTTAAAGCTGTTAATGCAGAGATTACAAACCTTAAGGCTAACTCTTTGACAGCTGATAAAGCCGATTTAGCCTATGCTAAAATTGATTTCGCAAACGTAACAGCTCAAGTTGTAGGAACTTCTATCATTAAAGATGGTGCAGTAACCAACGAAAAGGTACAGAGCCTGTCCGCTAATAAGCTGACAGCCGGTACTATTGACGCAAGCAAGATTACAGTTACTAATCTTAATGCTGATAACATTACGGTAGGTACAATTAATGGAAAACGCATAGGAACAGGCTCTTTGTCTCTGGATAAATTAGCCGAAAAAGTACCAACAAAAGAATATTTAGATAAAGTGCAGGAAGATTTACAGGGGCAAATCGACGGAAATATCGAGACATTCACTAAAACAGAAATACCTACACTTAATAATGAACCGGCTGTTAATTGGTCAGACGATGCCACGAGAAAGAAGCATATAGGTGATATCTGTTATGTGGTTAATCCGGCTTCAAGCGCAGATGGATATTCATACAGATTTGCTGATACAGGTACATTAGAAGCACCTAACTATGAGTGGGTATTAATTAAGGACAGTGATGTTACTAAGGCATTACAGGATATTATTAACATTAATGGCGAGATTACTGGTATTAAAAAGTTTGATGTTGAAATGAGCTCATGGAAAACTGATACAGACAGTGAATTATCAAGCCTTAAAACACGAACAACTACTCTTGAAACTGACATGGGTAACAAGGTTGATACTAAGACATTTAACGAGGTTAAGCAAGCGGTTGATGGGAACAGTTCAACAATAACTAAATTGACAGAAACATTAAACACCAAGGCTGATGGCAGTACAGTTGAAACATTGACAAATACTGTTAATACAATCAAGCAAACCGCCGATTCCAACAGTCTGTCAATATCCGGTTTATATACAGAACAAGGAAAGTTATCAGATACAATTGACGAAGTTAATACAAAAGCTAGTGATGCTCAAGATTGGTGCCAGAATATAGAGGACAACTTGTCTGAAAACTACACCAAAACAACCTTTATGAATAATGCCATTACTCAAGCGGTAACAGCCGAAAGTAACAGTATTAGAGCTGATGTGTCAGCAACATATGCAACCAAAGACAGCCTAAAAGACTATGCTACGTCAGCAAGTTTAGAGTTATACATCAAAAAAGACCCAACTACTGGCGAACTGAAATCTGCTATTGAAGCGATTGCTGACAATATTATACTAAACGCAAAAGGCGGACTAAGCATTTCTGGCGGTAGCTCTTTAAATATTACATCTACAGGAAAGTTTGAGCTGGTGAGTAATACAGAAACCTATTTATCTCCTAGCTATAACGAGATGAACATCATTAAAAAAGCCATACTAAATCAAACTACTGATACGTTGAATAAAGAATTGTATGATTTTAACTCCGATGGTGTTATTGATGTACTTGATATGGTGCAGGCAAAAAGATATATGCTTGGATATGACACAGGAGGAACTTTTGAAGAGTGGAAATATGCAAAAAAATCAAAAGTTACATTCGAAATAAAACCGCAAAATGCTCAAAAATGTATTTTATTATCGGGTACAGATATGTGGGGAACTCTAAGAGAAACCTATATAGGTATTGATGCTGTTAAAACAGTAGGAATCAATGCATTACAAGCTATGTTAAAAAATTTAACAGTAGTGGAAGATGAAAGTGGAAGCTTATTTTCACCAAGAAATGATTACGCTGCCAATATAAGTTCACTCCATGTAGGAAATTTTCATACGGATTATATTGAGACTGGTTTAATCAAAGTTACAAATGTTATGGAAATGAGTTCAGAAGGAACAACTATAAAAATCCAAGATCCAAGCGATATAAGCGTAACTCATTACGGAAAAGTGAAACATCCAGCAATGTATGCAGATAATCCTGTAACTTTTGGCTGGACTGGAAGCGCATTAAATATATATGTGGATAACATAGTGGTTGCTACATGGGAATGGGGCGAGGCAAAATGGTACTAAATCTGCGTAATGGCGGTAGAAAAGTCAAATAAACAAAAAACAGGTACACAGCTGCAACTGCATATTTGTTTAATATAGATATTTATACAACTTAAATTGATAATATCTGCAATCAAGCACCTTAGTGGAAACACTGGGGTGCTTTTTTTGATACACATTTTTCTAAATTTAGGAGGTAATTTATGAGTAAATTATTCGGAATTGACACATCAAGGTGGCAGGGAGACTTTGATTTTAAAGGTGCAAAGGATAATGAGGGTGTAGACTTTGCCGTTATCAAGGCAGGCGGTGCTGATGATGGCCTATACGAAGATAGAGAGTTTGAGAACAGCTATAACAAGTTGGAAAGTGCAGGAATCCACAAGGGAGCTTATTTCTTTGGTAACGCATTAAACACTGATGAAGCTGTAAATGAAGCTCGATATTTTGCACAGCTTTTAGCAGGCAAATCATTCTGCTACCCAGTATTCTATGATGTTGAAGCAGGCATGGTTACTGGCAACGACCTTACAGACATTATTATGGCGTTTCTTGATGAAATGAGAAATGCAGGATATAAGAATGTCGGCTTATACTCATATGAGAACTGCATTAACAATTATGTAGATATTTTTAGAGTAAAAGAAGCTGGTTATGCTGTGTGGGTTGCTAAGTATTCTAGCAATAACCCTAACATCGCTGTTGATTATGATATGTGGCAGTTCGGTGGAAGTGTTAATTATCTTAGAGACACACAGATTAACGGACAGACAGTAGACCAGAACTATTGTTACACTGATTATTGCACAGACCATGTTGTTGAAGATGTAACGGTGCCAGACTATGAGCCAGTACCAGACACTAAGTATCATAAAGGCGATACAGTTAAGGTTATTAACGCTATTCAGTACGATAATGGCGAGCCATTCAGAACTTACTATGATGAGTACAGCGTCTTATCGGCTAGTGGCAGAAGAGTTGTTATCGGGGTTGATGGCGTAACTACTGCTGCTATTGACGAGGATAACATCAGCCTTGTTAAGTGTATTTATGACAATGACAATGATGTCAACACAGATACAGTAAGTCGTGGTGACGGCAAGAAAGTCAGAGTGCTTGATAACATTGATTATGACGGCGTGAGATTCACGACATATTACGATGAATATGATGTGATTGAAGAGAATGGAGACAGAATTGTTATAGGTATCGGCACAACAATTACAGCCGCTGTTAATATTGCCAATCTTGAATTTGTCGGCGGTGCAAGTTCTGATGATACACCTACTGATATCCCATTTAGTGAAGATATTGAAGAGGGTAGCACAGTGAGATTTGTCGGCGATACTGATTATGATGGCACACCTATTAAGGCTTGGTATGACGAGTATACAGTATCAGAAAGAAGTGGAGACAGGGTTGTACTTGTACATGACGGAGAATTATTCGCAGCGGTCAATGTAGCCGATTGTGAATTAGTCTAACCTTAATAAAAATACCGGGAGTGCAATGCTCCCGGTAATATTTTAATTATTCAAATCTATCATAACAGCCATAACAGCAGGAATGGTTGTTATTGTTCCGTTTGTTTTCTTAAATTCCATTCCGCCCTCAAGAAGTGTTCCATACATTGTCACATTATCGCCAACAAGCAAATTATAATCTAAATCATCTCTATAATATGTCAAAACAACAGTATCATCATTATTACCATCAACAGCTAAATAATAGCAAGCAATATATTCACTGGATTCTTCACCGGTATGCGTATTTCCGTCTTTATCTTCGACCTCCCCATCATATTTTAATTCTGCTACAATATTGCCTGTCAACTTAAATTCTTTATCAATATACTTATTAGGCGTACGCTTGAGCATTTCAACAGTTATATCATCAGGATATACACTCTTGTCTCTTGATAATAATGTTTCTTGCTCTGTCTGGACTTCACTGGTACTTTCAACATTGCTATCAGAAGCACTATTCTGACACGCTACAAGGCTCAATAAGCACATAACAAGCATAATGCTTACAATTCTCTTTTTCATAGGTAAATCCCCCTTAAATTTAATTTTACTAATCATATCATAATATACATAATTTGTCGAATGATGTCAAAACTTGCGATATCTTTAAGTTGATTTTTATATTATAAGTATTTATAATAATAATTGTCCGAGAGAGTTCGGATGAAATCTTCAAGTTTCGGCTAGGTGGCACTGTTTGATTGGCGTTGGCAGTGTCACCGCTGAAAACTGTTAATCTACTGGGGGTAGGTTGACATGCAAGAACAGATGTTCTATAATAACCTCATTATTGTAGTCAAGGGAGGGAATATAAAATGAATATGGAGGAACGCAAAAATGAAATTTACAGCTTGATAAAAGAGGTTAATGATGAAGATGTAGTGGAATACATCTTCAAAATTGTAAAAGACATAACAAAAACCGGCACAGCCTAACGACTGTACCAGCAGTGCACACAGAAAAGTAAAAGAGCATTACAATTTGAATCGTAAAGTGTTTTAATTAAAGTTCATCATAGGCAAGTAAACCAAGTTTTGTCACAGTTACATCTTCAAGAGTTTGAATGATATAACCTTTGTGATTGAGTTCTTTCATAAACGGCAACATCGAAACCATATCAATGCCAAGACTATTGGCGATGTCAGCATAATCAGTGTTGCCGTTTTTATTCCTTTTCTCTACTATGGCTCTTAAAAAATCTTTCGATTCAATCATTTATTACTACTCCCCTTTAAATAAATTAATTAAACCGAGAACATACTTTTGCTGTTCGTCACTTAACTCAAAAAATGTTTTTAACGAGTGTAATAATCTTTTGTCATTTCTGACTTTAATCCACAAATCAGCTTGTTCAGACAAAATAAGCTGTTCTTCTTCGCCAGTTCTTAAATATTCGGCTGATACACCTAAATATTCGGCAATTTTCCCCAACCTATCATCTGGTAATGTGCCTTTACGCAACTGACCTATATATCCGTTAGCAAAACCACATTCTAATTCTAATTTATGTATTGAAATCTTCCTTTGCTTGCATAGGTCTTTTACTCTTTCTACTGTGTTCATTTGTATTTTCCTCCATTTTTAGAGTTTCACCTAAAAAAGGTGCTGACAAATTAGAGAACACTCTATATAATAAGCTTAAAGGTTAGGGAAAAGCCTAAAATAAACTTAAAGGGAAGTGTTCTCAAAATATGTTTCTCGACAATTCATATATTAGAACTTTCTCTAAAGATTGTCAAGCTTTTCTCTAAATCTTTATCAAATAAAGAAAGGAGAAGTCTATGTTTTATCAAAATGTTGTTGCTTATTGCGAAGAAAATAATTTGTCAATACACGCATTTGAAAAAAAATGCGGTCTTGGCAACGGGGTTGTAGGCAGGTGGAAAGATAATAATTCTTTACCAGCATTAACTACAGTACAAAAAATTGCAGAAGCAACAAGAATCCCAGTTGAAAAATGGATTAAGTAAAAAGAGGCAACAACGAAAAACTTTGTGATACTGCATTGATAACATTAATAATCACTGTTGTTCTTGCGGTATTAAATTTTTCACTTACGATACTGGACTTATTATTTTGATAATAAGCAGAAAGGAGTAGGAATGAGAAAACCATATGTAATCAACAGTGATGGCGAGTTCAAAACATTACAGGATTGCGTAGAGCAGATGGCATTGGGTATCGCTGATGATGTGAAAAATGGTGAAAAAACCGAGAAAATACAGGGTGAATGTAAAATCCTCGATTCTCTCACCAATGCTTTGATGGCGATTAAATCTTAATAGCCATTACGAAAAGGATTACTGATTGCTGTAACTTTAGCAGGCTGTGATTTGATAGTGCTTATAAGTCCATCATAGTATTTGCGGTACTCTTCTTTGAATTTAGGTGCATCACCTTGATAACCACATATTTTAGCCAGAGAATAAAGTTCAGCGAGTTTTGAGTTATCCATTAAATTTATCACTTCTTTTCTATTAGGATAAGAGGATTATAGCACAAACGGATTAGAATTTTTGATATTGATACAATAGAAAAGTGATGGTAGTGGTAAATAGTTGCAAACTTTTATTCAAACATCATTAGTTCTTTTTGACAGGGATAGCGCCCTGTTCGTATCAAGTGTGAATTACCTACCGATTGGCAGTTTTGTCTTTAGCATATTTATTTAATTCTATTGATATAGAAATAAGAGTATACAGGGTGCAGAAGTCTAAACCGCAGAAGTATGAGCCGACCACTGATATACACAATGCTATGACAGTATCCATACAATCTCCTTTCGGAAAATGTCTACCATCACCTTTCTATTGTATCAATAAACATAAAGTTCTACAAGCTACAGCAGATAGGAATGAGTGGAATTGCTCAAATGCACCTTAAAAGGTCAAAATATATCACACACAAATACAAAAGGAAAGGAATGTGTTTATGGAGCTACAGATTTTTAGCAATTCAGAGTTTGGAGAAATCCGAACTATTACTAAAGATGATGGACCTATGTTTTGCTTGGCTGATGTGTGCAAGGCATTGGAACTTACACAGCCATCAAAGGTTAAAGAGAGGTTAAACCCAAAGGGTGTGAACAGTATTCCTACCCTTACAAAAGGTGGAGAACAAAAGCTGTTATACATCAACGAGAGCAATCTTTACAAGACAATCTTTCAGAGCCGTAAAGAAAGTGCAGAAAGATTTACAGAATGGGTTACATCAGAAGTCCTTCCATCAATCAGAAAGAACGGCGGCTACATAGCAGGGCAGGAAACAATGTCTGATGAAGAACTTATGGCAAAGGCACTTCTTGTAGCCAATAACAAGATAGCTGAAAGAGACAAGATAATCGAACAGAAGCAGGCAAGAATTGAACAGATGAAACCTAAAGAGATTTTTGCGGACGCAGTAGCAACAAGCCATACATCAATCCTTGTTGGAGATTTAGCAAAGTTGATTTGCCAGAATGGCTATCAGATAGGGCAGAAGCGGTTATTTGCATGGTTAAGAGATAAGGGCTATCTGATTAAGAGTGGCAGTTCTTACAATATGCCGACGCAGAGGTACATTGAGCAGGGGCTATTTGAAATCAAGGAAAGCAACCTTGTTAATCCAGATGGAAGCGTAAGAATTACACGCACACCAAAGGTAACAGGCAAAGGACAGGTTTACTTTGTGAACAAGTTTCTGAAAGGAGATAACAGTGTTTCCGTTTGACAATTCATTAACTTTTGATGAAATACAGGACATTACAAGACATGAAAGCGAGAGGGTTATTGCTGTTACAGGCGGCATAAGTGACAAAAGCTTAATCAATGAAGTCTGCATGGATATATATGCGCAGGTAGAACGCGAAGTCGGGTGTCGTTTTAGTTGCATTAAGCGTGATGATTTAGCAGATGTACATGAGTTCATTGATTCTTACGAACCGCCATTGTGCCTAATGAAAAGGATAAAAGAATATGAAAGAAAAGATAATTAACATATCCGCAACACTGGTAGGAATCAGCCTTATAGCGTTGATTCTAAGACCGGTACAACCGCAAACTAAGATTAATCAGCAGAGTGCAGTGTTAAGTGAATGCTACAACTCACATGTTGATTATAAGGTTGAAACTGGAGAGATAAGTGTTGATGAATATGAATTGTCACTCATGGCACATTTGCTGATGGGCGAATGCGGAGCGACATGTAACGATGATGAAATGCTATATCTTGCAGGAGCCGTTGTTTTAAATCGGGTACAAAGTGAGTATTTTCCTAACAGCGTTGAAGAAGTTATCTATCAGTCAGGGCAATATCAATGTACAGAGCTTATGAACAGCGGATTCTATAAAGAACCGACAGAAAGGTGTTGGAGAATAGCAGAAGAATTATTAATAAGCGGATATGACATACCTAGCAATGTGTTGTATCAAGCTGAATTTAAACAAGGTAGCGGCGTTTATAAGAAAGTGCAGAACATGTACTTTTGTTACAGATAAGGAGTTTGTTTATGGAGAAAAGAATAAGAGAAGAATTATTCAACTTAGGTATTCTTTCTAACAGAAAAGGTTATGCATACATCGTTGATATTATGAGCAATCTTGATTCTGCATTAGCAATAGGTGACGCAGTTAAGAAAGTTGCTGAAAAATACAGCAAAAGCAAGGATTCTATCGGAAGCGCGGTAAGAAATGCTATTAAGACAGCAAATCATAGCCTTGAGGTATGGAAGAATTACGATTGCCTGACAACAAGAGGGTTCATTACAACAATGTATTACAGATGTAAGGAGAGTGCAAATGAGTAGTGTAAAGAGAATTATTAAGCTGAACAGAAACAGGCAGAGAGCTATAAAGGAAAAGAATTTTAGAAAATTCTATACTTTTAGCTGCAAAATCCATCTGATTGAAAGAATGGATAAAGTACCAATAGGAAGTTACATATTGAAGTAAGGAGAGAAAGAAATGGAAAATGCAATTAATAACAACAATATCACATTAGTAGGAGTGGTTGAGAAAGAACCAGAGTACTCGCGTGAAGTATTTGGCGAGGGGTTTTATGTGTTCATGCTCAAATGTTCAAGAATGAGCAGTAACAAGGACACATTGCCAGTAATGATATCAGACAGACTTACTGATATTAATGAAATCAAGGTAGGACAGGTTGTCACAGTTTTAGGACAGATACGAAGTTTCAATAAGCACACTGACAATGTGAAGAGCAAACTGATTCTGACAGTATTCGCAAGAGAGATTGAAATACTGGCACAGGACGCAACCGAACTTCCATTTGAAGAAAATATTAATACAGTTATACTTGATGGTTTCGTATGCAAACCACCTATATACAGATGTACTCCAAAGGGTAGAGAGATTGCAGATATCTTAGTAGCAGTAAACAGACCATATGGCAAATCAGATTACATACCATGTATAGCATGGGGAAGAAATGCGAGATTTGCAGGTGGGATTGAAGTTGGAGAACACATTCAGATCCAGGGAAGATTTCAGAGCCGTGAATACACTAAGAAGATAAGCGACAATGAAGTTGAGACACGAACTGCATATGAAGTATCAGTAAGCAGGATTGATTACGCAGAGGAGGGCGAAGCTAATGCATAGTGAGATTACAGTTAGAGAGTTGGCAAGTATGGCTATTGATGAAGATGTAACATGCCAGATATGGACACCACAGCAGGGAACAGTTTTTAACGGTTCATTTGAAGAAGCTAAGTATTCAGCCTATGCGGATAGGGAAATTGATAACTTCCAAGTTGAAGATGGCGTATTTGTTATGAATATATAATAAGGAAAGGATATTGTTTATGAGAGCAACTTTAAAAAGGGTAGTACTTGAAAACTTTATGTGCTATGCACACGCAGAGTTTGATTTTTATGTCATTACAAAGATTATGGCTAAGAATGGCAAGGGTAAGTCAACTATTGCCACAGCTTATCTGTGGTGCTTATTCAACTGTGATTATGAATTAAAGGATAATCCGGTTGCCAGACGAGAGGTTGACGGAGTATCAGTTGATGATATGGATACAAGTGTTGAACTTACACTTGATGTTGACGGAAAAGAAATAACTATGAAGAAAGTGCAGAAGAGGACTTACAGTAAGGATGGCAGCAGTTATAAGGACGATAACAAGTATTTTATCAATGATGTGCCTAAGACATTAAAGGACTTCAATGCGTACCTTGATGTTGATATGAATGTATTTAAGATGTGCAGCAATGTAAATGCTTTTCTTAATCAGAAGCCAGCAGAAATGAGAGAATACTTATTTGGCTTAGTAGGAGATGTTACAGACCTTGATATAGCTTCACAGAAAGCCGAATTAGCCGAGTTAGTTCCTTTACTTAATAAGTATACAGTTGAAGAATTATCCGCTATGAATAAGGCTACAAAGACCAAAATCACAAAGGATTTGCCTATTCTTGATGGACAGATTAAGGAAAAGGAAAGAGATATACAGCTTAAGCAGGCTATTGAAGTATCTTACCTTGAATTACAGAAGAACAGCCTTAAAGCGCAGATTGCTGATTGTGTGGCAAAGCAGACTGACAATGACAAGCTGATGGCTGAATATGACAAAGCTAGTTCAGATATTCTTAATCTTAAGTTTGAGCTTAGTGATATGAGCCGTAAAGCTAATGAAGAAAATGTTAAGGCTAGGAGAAAACTTGAATCACAGATTAGTAACCTTAATTATGTGATTGAGGATAGCAAGAAGTCAATCAGCAACGCAGAAGATGTTGTTAGTTTTGATAAGGACAAGATAGCTGAATATCAGAAAACACTTGATGATAGCAGAACCGAATGGAAAGCTGAAAAAGAGCGTGTATTTGACGAGAATAATCTTATTTGCCCTTATTGTAAACAGGAATACCCAGAGGAAAAGAAAGAGAAACTAAAGGCAGATTTTAAGGCACATAAAGAAACTGAACTTAACAGAATTACTGATAAAGGCAACACAGCTAAGAAAATGCTTGATGAAGTCAAAGGATTGTTAGTTGGAGCTGAACAAGAATTGGCTGACAGAAAGCAGAAGTTAGAAAAACATTTAGTGGATTTAGCAGACCTTGAAAAGCAGTTATCAGAACTTCCACAGGAGATTGATGTATCAGCCACCGAGGAATACAAGGCACTTGAACAGCAGATTGCCAAAAAGGAAGAAGCCATGCACAAGGCTAACGATATTTCGGCGATTAAGGCAGAATTAAAGGCACAGGAAACAGCTTTAAGACAGCAGTTAGCAGAATGCGAAAGCCAGATTGCAAAGTCAGATACGGCAGCAGATGAACAGCGACTTGAAGAATTAAAGCAGGCAAGGATTGATTCTGAACAGAATAAGGCTAATGCCGAGAAAATCCTTGATTTACTTGATGAATTAGACAAAGCAAAGAATGAAGCCTTAGCAGAAGCGGTAAACAGCCATTTCAGCTTAGTTAAGTGGCAGTTGTTTGAATATGCTAAGAACGGCAATTACAAGAGTTGCTGCATACCTACAGTTGACGGAAAAAGCATTTTAACAACTATGTCTAACAAGGGTAGCAGGATTTTAGGCAGAGTTGATATTTGCAATTCCATTCAGAAGATTAGTGGCATATCAGTACCTATTATCTTAGATGATTCTGAAAGCCTTAGTACGGATAATCAGAAGAAAGTTGCTGAAATGGTAGATAGTCAGTTGATTATGCTGATTGTTAATGATAGTGAGAAATTAGAGATTGTCGGACAGATTTTAAGTTGAGAAAGTGAGGAAAGATGATGGGCGTAAAAGGATATAAAGCATTTAATAAAGGAATGATATGCAGAGGTAAGCAGTACGAAGAGAATGCTACTTATGAAGAAAACGGAAATGAAATATGCGAAGCAGGCGTAATGCATTTCTGTGAAAACCCATTTGATGTGCTGAATTATTATCCACTTGTTGATGAAAATGGAGACATTTCAGATTTTGCAGATGTTGAAGCTATCGGAGATATTTATAAAGAAAAGGATAAAACAGCTACAAATAAGCTCCATATTGGTGCAAAACTTGGGCTTAAAGGGTTTATTAAGGCTTGCGTAGATTTTACTATTGAAAAAACAAGAATTGAGTCTGGTAAAGATAACGAGACTGATAGTAGTGGATATTCCGCACAGATAGGTTCAAGTGGAGATTACGCACAGATAGGTTCAAGTGGAGATTGCGCAAAGATAGGTTCAAGTGGATATTCCGCAAAGATAGGTTCAAGTGGAGATTGCGCACAGATAGGTTCAAGTGGAGATTACGCACAGATAGGTTCAAGTGGAGATTACGCACAGATAGGTTCAAGTGGATATTCCGCAAAGATAGGTTCAAGTGGAGATTACGCAAAGATAGGTTCAAGTGGATATTCCGCAAAGATAGGTTCAAGTGGAGATTACGCAAAGATAACATCTGAGGGCAAAAATTCAGTTGTTATGGCAGCAGGTTGTAATTCAATAGCAAAGGCAAAAATTGGTAGTTGGATAACGTTAGTTGAATGGATTAGAACTGATAAAACAGATGATAGTGGTAATTGTATATGGATTCCTAAGTGTGTAAAAACAGAATATGTAGACGGAGAACGTATCAAAGAAGATATATTCTATAAATTAGTTGATGGCGAATTTAAAGAAGTAGAAAGCGAGGAATAATTATGGCAGAGAATACAGCAGTTGCAGAAAAGAAAGAAGCTGAAAGCAGAGAGCTTGTGGCAAAGGATTTTACAGAGGGAATGGTTGTTAAAATTAAGCAGAAAGAGAAATTCGGTTTAACATTCCCTAAAGATTACAATTACACAAACGAGTTTATGTCAGCAATGCTGATTTTACAGGACACAGTAGATATGAATAAGAAACCTGTATTGCAGAGCTGCACAAGGGCAAGTATTGAAAATGCGCTTGTTGAAATGGTTACAAATGGACTTTCAATGCAGAAGAAACAGTGCTACCCGGTTGCTTATGGCGGCAAGCTACAGTGTCAGAAGTCAGTGTACGGAAACACTTGTATAGCAAGGAGATTCGGGCTTAAAGACATTAACGCAGCGGTCATTTACAAGGGAGATATGTTCAAGTATCACAAAGAGGATGCAAAGACAATTATTGATTGCCACGAACAGAGTTTTGAGAACATTGACAATGATAAGATTGTTGGTGCTTATGCGGTAGCTGTTATGGATGACGGAGAGAAAAAATCAGAAGTTATGACCATTGCACAGATTAAGCAGGCTTGGAAGCAGGGATATGGGTACAAGGAGAATGGCAATGGCACACATCAGAAATTTGCTGACCAGATGGCTATGAAAACTGTTAAGAATAGACTTCTTAAATATATCAATAATTCTCATAGCGGAAATGAAAATGAGGATTACGAGGAAATCAGCCATGATGAAATGCTTGAACAGGATGTAGCTTACGATATTGAACAAAACGCAAACGCAGTAGATTTTGACGAAAGCGACATTATCGACAGCACAGCCACAGAAGTAACCGAAAAACAGGCAGAAGATAGCACGTTACCACCATTCATGCAGAGCGAGGAGGATTAAGTAATGCATCGACACGACTGGTTTAAGATTTGTAAGCATCATAGATGGGGCTATGAGTGCAAAATATGTGGGAGGTTTTGGAGACCATGAGAGTAATTTCACAAGACGGAACAATAGATGTTCCTTATGAGGATTTTGTTTTTTCAATATTAAATAGTGGTGGTGGGAATTATGGAATTGTTGCAGTTAAAAATGTCGCAGAACCGCCGGAAGTGTTTCTGAACAGTCTTATTGCAACTTATTCCACCGAAGCAAAGGCAATTAAGGCTATGGAAATGCTTAGAAAAGTGTATGAAAATAATGTGTTTTATCATTGCACAGCCGGTTCAAAACGTTTTGAAGAAGTACAGAGTATTTTGAGTGAGGAACAATTTCGGAAAGCTACAACAGAGTACTTTCAGTTCCCACAGGATGATGAAATCGAGGTGTGAGTATGGATGAAGAATGGAAGTGGATAAAAGGCTTTGAGGGGCAATATCAGATTTCCAATTACGGAAGAGTAAAGAGTTTTAAAAAGACAGAGGGAGGATATGTTCTATCAAATCAAAATGCAACAGGAGATTATCTTCGCATTGTTTTAAGAGATTCTGTAACTAACAAAAAGAAGTCAATAGCAATTCATCAATTGGTTGCAGAGCATTTTATAGGAGGCAGACCGCAAGGATATCAAGTACACCACAAAGACGGAAATAAGCAAAACAATATCGTTTCAAATTTGGAATATATTCATCCAAAGAGACACAGAAAAGAAACAGAAAAAACGAATCCACAAGTGGTTACAGGAATTGTTAATTATAACAAATATAAGAAGCCAAGAAAAATATGCCAATACACTAAGGATGGAGTATTACTTGCTACATATGTAAATGGAGAAGTTGCAAGTAGGATGACAGGAATATGTCAGAGGAATATTTTACAAGTAGCCAATAAAGAACCTTTTAATAATAAAGGCGGTATTAGAAAACAGGCGGGCGGATATATTTGGAAACTTGCAGATGAAAGCGAGGTGATGTAATGCTCAAATTGAAATGCTGTGGAACCGGAAGTAAAGGAAATTCTTACGCTCTTATGTCGCAAAACGAAACGCTTATTCTTGACGTAGGAATGGGGATTAAAGACATAAAAAAGATGTGTGATTGGAATGTAAAAAATATAGTAGGTTGCCTTATTTCACATGAGCATTATTGACGACCATTCAAGGTCATTAAACGATTTTAAGTCAATGGGAATACCAATTTATGCACCATATTTGAAGATTGATTATATGTCAATGAATATGGGCGGATTTACAGTAAAACCTTTTGATTTAACAACAATAGACGGAAGCTGGACACATACAGATGCAAATGGCGAACCTTGCCCGATATATGGCTTTCTGATTACTCACAAGGAAATGGGGAGAATGCTTTACATTACCGATTGTGAGGTTGTCAAATGGAAGTTTAAAGACATAAACCACATTCTCTTAGGTGTGAATTATGACAAGGATTTAATCGACAAGGACAATGCAGGCAAAGCTAATCACGTATTCAGAGGTCACTTAAGTATTGATACAGCTTGTGATTTTGTTAAGGCAAATTATTCAGATAACTTGCAGAACGTCATAATGTGCCATCTGTCAAGTGAAAATTCTGATAGAGATAGTTTTATCGAGAAGATGAAGAAAGTCGCTTGCGGGGCAAATGTAGATGTTGCGACAGCAGGAAAAAGTTGGAATTTGAAAAATCCTAATGAGTGTCCGTTTTAGAAAGGAAAATTGATATGAAGAAATCTGAACCAAAAATGATTTTAAATATATCTCTCAATAGCGAGGAAATTGAAGAAAAGGTCAAGATTGCTATGGACGAATATACAGAGAAAGTTATTTATAAAAATCTTGATGAAGAAATTACAAAAATCGTTGACAGAAGAATTGAAAGGCTTGTATCTGCTTCGAGTTGGGGTAGTGACAGGAAAATACAGGGGGTTTCTTTTGAGCAGTTTGTGAAAGATAGGACTGAAAAAACTATCGGTGATTTTGTAGAAAAGAATATCAAAGAAATTCTTGCTAAGAGATTTGCTGAAATTATGACAGATAGGAGTTTTGACAATGATTAAAGGCAGAAAGGAGCATAGCAAATTAAAGCAACATTTCATCGAGAAGATTGGAGAAAACAAAATGAAATATAATGATTTTACGAGCGGAGAATATGTGAAAAAAGAAGATGTGATGACATATTTAAGAGTGTTTAATTGGGATATGCCAAGAAAAGAATTAATTGAGAAATTTAAAGGTATTTCATCTATTACTCTTAACAACCAGGATATAAACAAAGTAAAAATAAATAAATTGCTAAATGGTGAATGGAGCGATGATTAGTTAGAAATACATGTTCGCAGAAAGGAGCAGTAATGGCTAAGAAGAAATTAACAGGAGTAAGCCCTATAACCAACAGAATATATTATGGAACGCAAGACACAGAAAAACATATGTGGATAGGACAGAAGACAGATATTACAGATAGTGCAATAGCTTCTGTATTTGAATGGTTCATGGCGAATATGGTGGGAAAAGAAGAATATTCTATCACATATCCAGAGACAGATTTTGAGTTAGTCATGAGAAGAAAGGAGCAGTAATGGAGAAATTAACGATTGATGCGATAATTGAGCATTGCGACAGAAAAACAAGGATGTACGAAAAGGCTTGTGATATTAAGTATCTCGAAACAACTATGAATAATTCTACAAAGGAGTATTGGGAACATAAACAAGTTGCTGAATATTTAAGAAAGTTCAAAGATTATGAGGACTTAGAAGAACAGGGCAGACTTGTCAAGTTGCCTTGCAAGGCGGGAGATACAGTTTACGGAATTAACACTGATAGAAATATCGTGTCTGCTTTAAAGATTATTTCGGTAAAAATATATTCTTATGCCATTTATTTTGATTATCAGCTGATTGACGGAATTTATAAAAATATTGTTAGTTTTGCTGATGCCGATATCGGTAAAACAGTATTTCTCACAAAATCCGAAGCAGAAGCCAAACTGAAAGAATTGAGGTGCGACAATGATTGATTGTAATATTTGCAAGTATAAAGAAGATTATGGTTATTGTACAGGATGCAGACACGGAGAGCTGTTCGAGAGGAACAATGTGTCAGAACCTAAAAAAATATCAGTTAGTAACGGAAAAGAATATTGCGGACATTGTGGCTATTTGTCTGAATATGCAAGAGGATATAAAAAGTTTTATTGTATTAGGTGCGGCGGACTTAATTTAAGAAGTTGGAAGAATTGAGAGGTGGAGAATGAATAAAAGAAAAGCAATACCTAAAAAAGTGAGACAATCTGTATATCTCATGTATAACGGACATTGTGCTTACTGCGGTGCAGAAATAGCTTACAAAGATATGCAAGTAGACCATGCAACACCACTTAGGATAGGTGGAGCAGACGACATTTCAAATTACATGCCAGCTTGTAGGAGCTGCAACCACTATAAAGCCACTTTAGATGTCGAGGGATTTCGAAGGTATCTTTCAGAAATACATAAAAGGCTTATGCGTGACAGCATACCTTATCAAGTGGCGGAGCGGTTTGGAATCGTTAAGTATGTGTCTGACGATGTAAAATTCTATTTCGAAGAATTGAGAGGTGGAGAATGAAAGTATTCAAATGGGAAGATTACTATGATACAGAACGTTGTCCTCATTGTGGCAGACTAAGGCTTATGATAGCCCGTACAGAATATGGAACTAAAAGAGTTTGCGAAAAGTGCGGATGGTGCGTTGAGGATAATAACTACTTTGTGGAAGATGAAACAATCGAGGAAGAGAGGTAAGGAAATTGGTAATAACTGTAATTGTAAACACAATCACAACTCTAATTCAGATGAGCCTTGTTGCGGATGTGATAGCAGACACACCAATGCCGACAGGATAAGGAATATGTCGGATGGAGAGTTAGCAGAGTTTCTTGTAACTTTTAAGAACACATTCGGCGAAGAATACGAGGGAGAAACTAGTTGTATGGAATGGCTTCAATCAGAAGCAGAATAGGAGAGAAAATGAAGTATATAAGCAATGCAAAATATGGAGAGCCAGTTGAAACAGGAACTATCTACAGAAGTGACAACAGAAGATTAGGTATATGTGTTCACACACTATTCGGTTGCGGAGAAACACTATATATGAATTGTTAAGCATTAAATATCCGTATTTGGGAGAATGATGTTGTCAGATGTGAGGTTGGAACAGCGGAAGTTATATGGGATAAATCAGGATGGAGAACTAAATGGTTGAAAAACGACTTATGGAGAAAAGATTTGTATTATTGGGCGGTTGAAGATATTCAAAGAGTAGTAGTTATCGGCAACATATTTGACAATAAAGAGTTATTAGAAAGTGAGAAAAAGTAATGAATTATATTTTATTAATTTTATTATTTGTACTTATTAAGTTGGGTATCTCTTTGATAGAAAGCTTTGTTATATCATGGATAGCTTGTATATTAGGCATTAACATAGCATTTAAGATAATTTTATTTGTGGTATTTATTATAAATTTGTTTTTGTCTGCAAAAGGAAATTAAGGAGGAAAAGTAATGAATCGTGTAATTTTATGTGGGAGACTGACTAGAGAGCCAGAGATTAGATATTCACAGACAGCAAACGGAAGTACGGCGGTAGCAAGGTACACATTAGCTGTTGACAGAGCTTTTAAGAAAGATGGTGAACAGGCAGCAGACTTTATTAACTGTATCGCATTTGGCAAGAATGGAGAGTTTGCAGAGAAGTATCTTCATCAGGGAACTAAGATTATTGTTGAGGGCAGATGGCAGACAGGCAACTATACCAACAAAGACGGACAGAAAGTCTACACTAATGATTGCGTTGTTGAAAGACACGAATTTTGCGAAAGTCGTGCTAATCAGCAGAGCAACAATAATGGAATTATGGGCGGTAATGCTAGTTCAGACAGCTTTATGTCAATTCCAGATGGTGTAGCTGATGAGGGATTACCATTTAATTAAAGAGGTGTGAGTATGACAGAGAATGAAGCAATAGAAAAGCTGAAAAATATGCGATTGTTTATGCAGATTGAGGACAAGAGCAACGATTGCAAGTTTACAGAAGATGATTACAAGGCTAACGAAATGGCGATACAGGCACTTGAAAAGCAGATACCCAAGAAACCTATCATGAAGCAGTATTTTGAAGATTTGGAAGAGGAGTACTTGTGCTGTCCGACATGTGGAGAAATTTTGACAGACAGAATACCGGCTGATAATAAGATTTTCTACTTTCATTGCATGAACTGTGGTCAAAAATTTAATTGGGGTGATGAAGAATGGGATTGATTGACGCAGATACTTTAATCAAAGATTTAAGTTATTTATATACAAAAAATCATATTCCTGTTGATATGAGAGCGAAAGGAGTATTAACAACAATTATGGAACAACCGACAGCCTATGATGTAGATAAGGTTGTGGAACAGTTGGAAGAACTTAGAAAAGAATGTGAAGACCCATTGCAGGATTATGACCCAAATTATTTTATTGACAAAGCAATCGAGATAGTAAAGGCAGGTGAAAAGATTGACGATTAAATGTACAAAATGCCATATGAAAGAAGATTGTATTTGCGAACCAAGTTCGGATGA